AACAGTTGATGCAGCTCCAGTAGGGCCAGTGGCACCGGTTGCTCCAGTAGGGCCAGTAGCTCCATCACTACCTACATAACCAGGAGAACCTGTTGGACCGGTAGGTCCTGTTGCACCGGTAGGTCCCATTGGTCCAACAATCTGCCCAACGTTATTCCAAGTCGTGCCGTTCCAAACATAAAGATCTTCATTCGCAGTAACAATAAATGCATCGTTAATTGCGTTACCAGATGCGGGAAGATTTATTACTGCGGCTACTGTGCCACGAATATTGATGCTAGTTCCTTGCGGACCTGTTGCACCTGTTGCTCCTGTTGCTCCGGTAGGACCAGTTACAGTTGAGGCTGCACCTGTGGGACCTGTAGGCCCTGTTAACCCTGCGGGACCAGTAGGTCCAGTTACTCCTGAAGAATAAGATAATGAATTCCACGCAAGTGTTCCATTACCAATTTTAAATTTACCAGTATCGTATTCGTAACCTGCTTCACCTTGTGCAAGTACGGGATTTGTTGCAGCCCACTCTGCTGCGGTGCCACGTCTAAATTGAACTTTAACTGCCATTAGCCGTTAACTCCTCCGCAATCAATAGTATCGACGCCGCCATAGTTTGTGTTGGGAGCTCCTGCGTCTACGTTAAGTATTGTACTTCCTGCCGCACCAGTTAATCCTTGCAAACCTTGTGGACCTGTTGGTCCTGTTACACCTTGAACACCTGTTGGACCAGTAGATCCGGTTGGTCCTGTAGATCCAGTTGGGCCAGTTACACCTTGTGGACCTGTCACTCCTTGCGGTCCAGTAGGACCTAGTGGTCCTGTTGCACCTGTTGGTCCACTTACTCCTTGAATACCTTGAGAACCTGTTGGTCCAACTTCACCTTGTAAACCACGAATACCGGTTGCACCAGTTGGTCCAGTAGGACCAGTTACTGTGCTTGCAGCTCCAGTAGCACCGGTTGGTCCAGTATTACCAGTTAATCCAGTTAAACCTGTTGGACCAGTAGGTCCTTGTGGACCAGTGTCACCTTTAGGACCAACAATTTGTCCTACGTTATCCCATTGTGAACCATCCCAAACATAAAGATCGCCCTCATCATTTACAAGATAAGAATCATTTATGGTGTTACCAACTGTAGGCAATGCAGCAAATGTAGAAATTGATCCAAGAAAACGAATTGAAGTTCCTTGCGGACCTGTAGGTCCGGTTGCACCAGCTGCACCAGTAGGACCAGTTTGTCCAGTTGCACCAATAGATCCTGTTGGTCCTATAGGACCTGCAGGACCAGTATGTCCAATTGGACCGGTAGGTCCGGCAATATTAGATGGTGCTCCTTCAGGACCTGTAGGCCCAGTTGGTCCTTGAACACCTTGCGGTCCTTGCGGACCAGTTACAGTTGATGCGGGTCCAGTTGCACCAGTAGCGCCAGTTGCACCCTGTGCACCTGTAGGTCCGGTAGCTCCTGTTGCTCCTACTGCTCCTGTAGGGCCGGTAGGACCCGCAGGACCTTGCGGACCAGTACTTCCTGTTTGATCAGCACCAATAGTAATTACTGTTGTTGGCTGTTCAATTATTTCAACAATTTCAATATCAGCCATTACAGTGTTACCTGTTTTTCAGTAAAGACCTTTCCAGTCATAAACGTTCTAGTCTTTCCATCTGTGCCAGTTAATTGGACATCGTAGTAACAGGCGTAAGGAAGTTCTTTAGTAACAGATCCTGCAAGAGCAAGCTGAATAGTATCGTAGATTCCACCAACAGTTGATTGAAGCTTAGTAATTACAAACTCACCAACAATTACTGGACCTACTTGAGCACGGCCCCCAGTATGGAATAGGCGTAGTTGAGATTTAGGCGTGTAAGTGGCGAGATCCATTGAGAACTTGAGTTTAATAGCAAAGTCGTCTCCCGCATACATAGAGAGGTCTCTGGTAATAACATCACCTTCGGGAGTGACATCTCCATAATCATTGAGTGACAAACGTACCCGTTGTGGAAGAGAAGCATCATCAATCTCCTGTGGTCTGTAGATAGGGACAAGCTTATTAGTCAAACGACTAATACGACGTAGACTAAATACATCAATCTTGTAAAGGCCAATACCAAGAAGATTACATAGCTCTCGGTACTGTTCTTTACGCTGATTAATAATGTCTGTTAGCTGGCGGAATCGTTCTGTACGAGGGATAGATACGCCGTCAGGAGAAATAATATCTATATCGAATGAAGCATCTGTGGCTAGAGTATAAAGAGCCATAGTGGTTGCAAGAAGAATCATTGGGTATTCGTCAATAACCGGAAGAGTAAGAAGTGTTGCTCTACTACCATTAGTATCGGCAGTGCTATTGGCGTGTTCTGCAAAAGCGGTGTTTACGTATTGATTAATCTCTGCTGTTGTAAAATATTTAAATGCGGTTCCTGTAACGGTAACAATTACACCATCAGCTGGAGGGGTGGTAAGGACAATAAGCCCTGTTCTTTCCTCAACAGAGGTGGTTCCTGAAACATTTGTTTGACCTACTCGTACGGTCATTGTTGCGCCGTCTACCGGAGAAACAGTAAGATTAAAGCGTGTGGTAGAACCATCACCTCTAAAGGTCTCTGAAAAAGATCTTCCTTGATCACCTAGTTCAAAACGAAGACGTTCAGATAATGCCGCAAGTGTTGCCACTGATTCCTCCGATGAAGTTAATGTTCAAATAATCCCGCGATTATTAACATAAGTCAGGGCAAACGTTAAGGGCCCTCATGGACGAAGGGCGGCTTGTCCATGAGGGCGTTCTAGATTGTGTCTCTCTTAGAGACGATCGTACAAATAGCCTTTTTCTTGCAAGTGCTGAGCAACATGCTTTGCTACTTTGTACTTCTGTCCGGCTTTGAAGGAATAGTTGTTTCCTGCGCCGATTGTTACAAAATCTAGGTCTTCAGCGACACGAATAACTTGTGAATCGTCTGCAAGACTTACGCCTACGGTTTCGACTTCGTCAATAACTGTTGGGTTTCCTGGAACTGTTAGGTCCAAAACTTCTGTTTCTAGCTTTGCTGCAGCCTCTGCAGTAGCCATTGACATTTCACCTGCACGTTGTGCAAGTGCTTCTGCGTTAGCTGCAATTTGAGCTTCACGCTGACGTCCTGTGACGTCTGTTACTTTTGCTTTTGCCACGATTATTATTCTCCTATAAGTTTGTGTTGGGGGCGGGTTTTTAGGCCCGCCCCCGAACTGATTAAATTAGTTGGTTTCTGCCAAGACTACAGACTGGTCAGTGATTAGACCTAGACCGTAGATTGCATACCAAGCAAGTGCATGCTCACGACCGAAGTCTAGAATACCGCCATCGCGGAGTTCTACTGGTAGAGAGATTGCGTGACCGAATGCGTTATCTCCAATGAAGATAGCTGTGTAGCGGTCCTTGTTACCGTTACCGGTCTTTGTTGCTGGTGAAGTGTAACCTCCGCCAGTTGGGTAGACGATTGGGCTTACAGCTGAATCGGCTGAGTAACCTGAACCAGCTCCGTTTGCTACCTTCTGGATCTGTGTTGTCTCAATGAATACTGTGTCGTACAAACGACCAATTTCACCAAGCATGAAGTTACCTGGAGCAGCGTACTTTGTAACTTCGATGAACTCTGGATTGTCACGAAGCTTGCGGCTCTGGTGTGGGTGAATGAATGCAACATATGTCTCACCTAGGCGAGGGATGTTCTTGGTTGCAAGTGTCTCTACTGCGTCCTTTACAACACCTGTTGTAAGGTCGAATGCACCAGTTAGAGATGCACGGCTTGTACCAGCGGTACCTGTGCCGTACCAGTCATTTGCAGCTGAAAGACCTGAGCGGTCGTAGCCGTAGATAACTGAAGATGCAGCCATGAGTGTGTCACGAGCCTGGCCATCTAGGTAGAGAGCCATGTTACGTCCAAGAAGACGTGAGGCTGAAGCCATTACGTCATCGAATGAAGCATTCAATAGAAGCTCAGATACAGCAATTGCATAGCCATGCTCTGCAACTGTGATTGAGAACTGTTGAGCTGTTAGTGCGTTTGTTGACATACGAACGCCTTCAACGAGTGAACCCGCGAAGCCGAGGTTGTTGTAACGCATAAAGTTGATCTGTAGACCTGGTGCAACTCCTAGTTCTGTCTTCTTAACAGCGAACTGTTCGAAGCGAAGAATAGGCATTGACTGGAAAAGGATTTCCTTTGACCAGATGGTCTGAATTGCTTGTGTAAGCTGGCTGTTAGAACCAGAGTACGCGGTAGGTGCTGCGGCTAAATTGCCGGTACCTGTTACGGCTGATGCCATGTCGGTTTTACTCCTTAGTTAGTTTTTAATTTATTAGGTAACTTCTTACCCGAAGATTCCCTTGCCTCGGTCAGATGCTGATTTACCCAGCAACTTACCTCGGTATTTTGCGTATTCGGTAACCGACATTGCGGCAATCTGCTCCGCAGTAAACGAGTTTTGCTCCATATTAGTGTCCATCGGTCCGGATGGAGGCGCTGTTACACGACTCCCAGTCATTTCTTTACGGGCATTCTGCATTGCAGATTGCGCCGATTCCAGGATTCTTGAAGATCGTTCTCTAAGTCCTGTAATACTTTGTTCAATCTCTTCAGGGGTATTTCCTGAGATGAGATCTACGAGCTCTGGCATGATGTTGTCACGCTCATCTTCCAAGCGGCGTGTGCGATACTCAGTGAGTTCCGCATATTGACGCTCACGCTCAAGAAGAGTGAAAGCACGTTCACGCTCTAAGCGCTCCGCTTCCAACTTTTGAGCCCACTCTACTTCTTTTGCCTCAAGAAGTTGACGAACATCCATCTCAGCTTCTGCCTTTTTCTTGGCTTCTGCTTCTGCCTCTGCTGCACGAGCTGCAGCTTCTGCAAGACGCTCTTCACGTTCCTTCTTAAGAACAGTGAGTTCTTCCTTTAAAGAATCTATCTGCGGATAGAGCTTAGATTTCTCTTGCTCTCTCACACGCTTTAGATCTTCTTCGCTATAGGCCTTGTCTGTCAAAACCTGCTCTTTTGTTTCTACTACTTTACTTTCTGTTGCTACTGGAACATCGGCTAAAAACGCTGCCTGTGCTTCCGGTGAATCAACAATATTTGTTGCTTCTGACATACTTTTTTTCCTTAGGTTTAAGAGGTCGTTGTCCGATTTAGTGCCACGATGACCTGCGGATTATTAGGTGGTAATAGGCTTTCAAACTATTGCTAGTTTGTCTGCCTAAACTTGTTATTCAGGTTTATCCGGATCTGGAGTCCTCTTTTGAGGAATCTTTGTTCCGTATGCTTCTGTAACAAGATCAACTTGAGTCTGCTGTAGTTCTTGCAGTACTCCTTCTTCTAGAGGAGAAATAACTCCTGGCTGGCCGGTAGGTCCTGGCCCGATACCTTGACCAGGGTCTTGTCCTGGAGGTGTGGTTCCATCTGGCAAAATTCCAGTTAAAGATGCGATAGATGATGCAATCTGGTTCTTTACCAGCTGTAGGGCGCCATCTGCCTTAGCGTCGGCAATTAACTCTGCTCTAATTTCTTCAAGCTTTTCGTCTGGGAATTCTTCACCAAGTTGACGCAAAGCACCTTCACGGCTCTCAAGACCCATAGCCATCTTACTTTGAATTTCATTAAGAACAATTAGCTTATCTAATGGGAGTGGAGGTGGGAAGTGTACTTTAGATTCATAAGTTGTTGGATCTTCAAGATCTAGGACTGGAAGTTGATTTGCCTTTATTGGACCATTCTTAAGTTGATCCCAAACAAAAACTTCTGGTTCTTTAAATGCAAGGGTGCGAAGAATCAAGCTATTTATCTGCTGCATTCCTTCGCCGTATTGAATCATCTTCTGTTGATAACGATTCATCAAAGGTTGGTACTGAATAGATAGGGCTACACCTGAGGTGTTTGAAATAGGCTGTACTTGTCCTAGAGCAGTCTCTGGAACTCCAACCATTTCATGCATGGCTGTCTTAATGATCTTTAAGTATTCCATAGCGCCTTGAAGACCTTGACCGCCACCTTCTAGGTTAAATACTTGTGCATCCTTTGGAAGACCGCCCCATACTTTCTTAGGCCCCTTTTCTAGGGATGAAGCTTTAGCTCCTGTAATAACAGTAACGGGTGCAGCGTGGTAATTAATAATGTCTGCTACATCTGTAGCAACTTCGTTGTAGTTGCGGTTTAGAACGATAATGTCGTGGCAATCAGATAAGCCCCAAGGAGAGCCAGATACACGAACATTTGCAATATGAACGATAGGGACAATGCCAATAGGGTTTGGACGAGAGTCAATTAACTCATCATTAATGTATTCTTCAATACGATCATCAGTAAGAATTTCTGTGTAGGTATATACCTGACGAGTACCTTCTAAAGAGGTACCCCAAAAACGATACTTAAGCTTAAAACGAATTAGGCGTGAACGATCATGTGGGTGAAACTCTGGAAAACAAAAAGACGCATTGAGAGGAAGAATACGAACACGTCCTGGGTGTCGATGGCCTGTAGAATCTTCATAGGCTTCTTCATAAGCTACTTTAACAAAACAATCTCCGGACACTCCGCCTTGTTGTCCCATTTCCCACATAACAGAATATTTATCATTATCTACTTCCCAAACTCTTTTAAGAGCGTCAGGGACTACTGATTCTGTTTCTGCTGGGCTTCGAAAAGATGCTCCACGACCAAATGTAAAGTTAATTATGTAATCTGTAAATGCACGATAATAATTGTAAACCATTTGTGATTCGCCTATTTCACGGCGATAAGACCAATGATGTCCTAGATACATTGCCCAGTTAAGAGAATAGCGATTTAATCTTGGACCATGTACTTCAAATTCTTCATCTGCTAGTTCTACTAAACCAAGCGGAGAAATCGAGATGGTTAAATCAGATGACGCAGCTCTGTAACTGGGAGGTGAAAAATCAATACCACCAGCCATTATTCACAACTCCCCATCTTAATTTTTAAACCCCTTTGTTTTCCTTCTCTTTTTTCTACTTAGAAATAATATCTAAGTAAAGACTCCCAACCCCGGAGAAGGGGTGCGGGGTTGGGAGCCTCTACAGTCTACTATACTAGTCTGCTACTTGAGCAGGGTTCATGCGTTGATAGCGCCCACCTGAACGCACAACCTCTTCAATAACTACCTGTGAGTGATCACCGAAGTTACCTTGGTTGAATTCTGCGTTATAGACTGGTGCTTCTGGCCATGCGGCTGAGCCGACATGTGCACGTTGCTTCATTGTTTCTTCTGGATACTTTTCAAACACGTTAACATTGTGGTTTGGACGACCAGCTGGGGTGTCATATCCTTGATCTAGACCCAACTGAAAATCTGTTGGGACGTCTGTGTCAGTTGCAATACCTTCTTCAAAACGAAGTGGTCCACGAAGACCAGGTTGTGCAGGTGACATCTTTCTTTCATATGTTGCTCCAACTTTCTCAGGGAACTGAGGGGTTGGGGCAATGTTTTCTACTGCCATGTTTACTCCTTATGCATAGGGATTGAGGGTCCTCAGGTATAAGTCTCTACCTTAAGGCTTCTTTTTAAATGCTAAATTAAGAAAAAAATGGTGAAGCACTTACTTCAACCGTAGGCATAACCATATCCTGGGTCATGGCACAGGCGATTGCTAAAGAGTCCACAAAGTCGTCGTGGGCGTGGGCCTCGTCCGGGGCAGCAACTAAAAAGTTGGGCCCTTTATACTGGACTTCGGCATCCGTCATTTGTTGGTAAAACTTCTTCCAAATACGTAAACGACGTGTTTTTGCGTGTGCAGGCCAAGAAACCATTTGTCTTTGAATTAGGGCCTGTAGATGTTTCCAGCGTTTAGATTGCTCTGAGGGACTAGAGGTAATTGGAACTACTTCAGCTCTAGGCATCAATACTTTCAGTCTACCGGCAACAGCATCTCCAACTCCGTTAGAGTCCACCCCGATAGCCAAAACGTCGTAGTTTTCTAGGAAGTTTACTATCTGGAAATATTGCTCTTCCCAGTCATCCCCCTGGATTTCTAACCAGTTTAGAACACGATGGTCATAATAACCAAACTCATCAGGACGATCCCAATCAACCCAGACAACAGTAACAACCGTAGAATCCATTTTTCTAGCTGGGTCAATGCCAACAACGACTGGAGACCTATGCCAGCTTTTAACAAGCTCTTGGGACGTATCCCCCAAATCATCCATAATAGAAGAAGTGAGGAACATACCGCGTTCCAAAAGCCACTTACAGTTGTACGACATCTGGAACTCATCTGAATCTTCTCCTACTCGTAGCATTTCTTTTTTAATAAACTTTTCATAATTAGTATTAAATTTTGCAACATCTCTCCAGTCCCATTGGAAATGGTTCTGTTTTGAAGACCTACCGGTTTGTCTACGCTTGTTTAATTGAATAGCTCTATAGAAGTTATTCTTAGAAGTGGTAGGTGTTCCAGTCTTAACAATGGTGGCGTTGTAGTACGCACCCATAGGAGCAATAGACTTTGAGACTACAAAGTCGTCAGCTTCTTGACACTCATCAATAATAATTAAATGAAACGACTTAGATTCAATCTTAGCTCTAGGGTTAGCTGTCATCATCATTAGGGTTGACCCTGAGTTCTTTAAACGTATGTTACGAATAACTCCAGGGCTTTTAGTTGCCATGTCGTCGATCTCTGGGTCCCCAAGAACTTCTAAAGCTCTTTCGCTAGTTAATCGAGAAACGGTTCTTCCGTACAAAGTTTCTACCTGAGATTGAATTGGAGCAAACATACCTACCCAGATGCCATCTCCAAACTTACCCAATAGATCTGGATACATCTTTGCAAGACGTGGAAGAATGACCATCAAGGTAGCTACGGTATTAGCAATTGTTTCAGACTTGCCTGACTGACGAGAAGCCAGTGCGGTTACTTCTTCTCCATCGTTAATAATGACGGATTCAATAATTCTTCTTGCTAGAGGCTCTTGATATGAGTGCAGCTTGTACCCAACTAGCATCTCCATAAAAGCCATAATCTTATTAATTAAAGCTTTAACGAACTCCCTCGATAGCTCATCTAGCTCATCAGGTTCTTCTTCAAAGTCCGTTTCAGCCTCTTCAAACAGTTCTTCTTCAGGATCTACCTCTTCAAACTGATCTTCGTCGTACTCAAAATCAGTCATTAGCATGTCTCTTTACTAGAGACTCTAAGATTACGTGCAAAGCTTCAGCCCCAATACGAGCTTCTTCTAACGTAGCTGGATCTTTTGTTTTTTGCCAAGAAGAAAGATTTCTGCCAATCGTGTATAGAGCATTTTCAGTCCAAGGAAGAAGCTCTCCCGTAGGAAGAGACTCAACTCTTTTTTCAATCTTAGACTTTTCTTTTGCAGCCTGAGTCTTGCCGTGTTTAGATCTAATTCCCAATATCATTTTGTGCTCCATATCTAACATAGTCCCAGTCTATCTCTTCTTCAGGCAATGCCCTACCGTGAATGGCATTTGTTAATGCTTGACTTTCACTATAAGAAGAAACCCATTTACCAATAACTAAAGCTAGCCTAGTAAAAGGTAAGCGTATTGAAATGCCTACTCCACCTCTAAATGGATCATCTATTTCTTGAGTTTCAGCTCTTTCCCACATAATGGGTGGTTTCACTGGATAAACCAACGTATGCCAATATATTGGTCCAAAGTCTCTTGGATTTGCCAATCTTAAACCTCACAGTCGTGATCCATTACCTCTGCTTCACGCAGATGTTCGCTACAAATCTTACACCTAAACCATTTAGATACTTGAAAATTATTTTGTGCTGTTGCGCCCATAGGGACATCTACACCACCATCAGGTTGTGGAATGTAATCAGAAACCACTTCCGGTGATTCAAATAACTCAGGTGGAAATGGTCCTTTAGGCTGATGCGCTGTTTCAGGTACGGGGTGCCCTTGCCTCGTAATGATGCGCTCAATACGCATAGTTATTCCGCTGGTGTGTCAGCAGCTTTTTTAGCAGGCTTCTTTGGTTCTTCTACAACTGGTGTTTCTACAACTGGTGCAGGAGCAGCAGTTTCTACAGCTTCTGGTGTATTCCATGGTTTTGACCAGCTTGTCATGTGATATTCCTCTCGTTAGACAAAAAACTATTCTACATGGGTTTGCAGGTTGCTGACCCCCTGTAGTTACTGGTACGGTATATCCATGGCCCGGGCAACTGGGCCATCACTAACTACGTAACAAAAGGGTTGCAGTACGAATCTGGCAGACCGACGTCAGATTGCTTTATGTGGGTGACAGGCACATAGAGTCAGAACTGGCCTTCTAGCCTAGGAGATAGTGTGAATAAAGATGCAACTTCTCAAATTGCAATTATGGTGGCCTATTTAATGTTGATCTGTGGGATCCCCGCAGCTATGGCTACCGAGAATATAAAAAAAGATACCCCAACACAAACAATCGTAGAGGTCGTAGACCCACTCGATAAGTACCGTGGGGCAACAGAACTGACTAATAGCGAGTTGAAAGACCTGCTATCCCTAGTCGGATTCAAAGGCAACAACCTAAAAGTAGCTTGGTCAGTAGTTATGAAGGAGTCCAGGGGTAACCCAGACTCACATAACAAGACCACAGCCACAGGGGACAACTCCTATGGGTTATTCCAGATCAACATGATTGGAGATCTGGGAGCAATTCGTAGGGAGAAGTTCGGTATTAAAACCGATGTGGAACTATTCGATCCGGTAATAAACGCTCAAGCAGCGTTCTACATGACTGGTAAAGGAACCAACTGGAGTTCTTGGGGCTATGGCCCTGGGGCTTACGATGGGGATCCTGAAGAACCAGGTATTACTAAATGGTTTGATGATTTCACTAAAGATTAAATAATAGAAAAGGCCCGGGAGACCGGGCCTTTTTTATTTACTTCTTTTTTCCAGCTCTTCGTTTATTTTCTTTAGCCGTGTTCTTACCGTGCTTCAATGGCCTTAGATTGCTCTTTCGGTCATCGTTATGGTTATTGTTTTTATGGTCTACATCTGTACCCTTTGAAAGCTTGCCGTGGTCCTTTTCATAGTCGGCACGAGCTTTATTTTTCGATGTTGTAACCCACTTACCGTTTACCTTTTTCTTGTAAACGTAGATAGGTCGACCTCCATTCTGGGCAGAACCCTTGTAAGGACCAAACTTTTTTACTTCAGCCATTAGATTGACCACCATCCATTGTATTTAGCGTTAGGGTTTGCTAACTTCCACTCTTTTAATAAAGTTGCTTGAAGTTGCCAATTGACTTCGTGCGTAGCTTTATTACAGTCGGGACAGGTCTCAAAACCAATATTTTCATATACGTGTCTGCAGTTATTCATTAGCAGGTCCTTTACACGCACATGAGGCGTTTAATTTACCACATGGTCCACAAGTAAATCGTTCGTGGGATTGAAGAGACCCCTGAGATTCAAGAGTATTTTCATAGCTGTGAACCTGCTTGTAGCTATTAAATTTAACTCCGTAGGTAGACGAAGCATTAACAACTTGAGGTTCATTCCAAGGACGTGCAGCCTTAGAGCTACGGTCAGTTACAGACGTGCGTATAACGCCGCCCTTACCGTCTCTAGAGCCGTAATGCAGGTCTTTCTTAGAACGTCCCATTAGTTTGATGACTCCCCGTTAGGACCACGCCCAGGCTTCTTGTACACGTCAAAATTAGGTGCCTTAGGTTGTTCGTAAGGGAGGCCAGTTAAGTACTCGGCAGCTTCTCTTGCGTTGTGACGAAGAGACTTATACCGATCAAACTTTTCTGGTTCAGGGGAAAAACTTGCTACCCTAGCCATGGTTTACTTCTCTTTGTTCTCTTCAAGAATTTTGTTAGCAGCAACGTAGAGTTCATTAGTTGGCCTAGATGGTTTTCTAGCTGCACCTTGCAGTTCTCTAGTCTTTTCGCTTACTTTTTCTGAAGACCCACCTAATGCAAAAGCGGCAGAACGTAGTTCTTTTCCTGGAAGCATAGGTTGTTCCATAGGACGGCTTGCATTACGAGTATCAATAGCTGCAGCTTTAGCCTTAGCACGAGTTCTTGGCCCACCCTCTCTAACCGCAACTTCACGGCTAGGACTTGGTGTTGGTTTTTGAATAATTCCCGCAGCCTTCATAGCTCTTACGTCTTCAAGTCCAGTAGTTTCTTTAGGAACCATTCCGTGAGTTTCTGCTAGTAAGCGTTGAGCTCTAGCACCAACACGCATGTTCTCTACATTTTCAAAACCTGGAAGAGCAAGCTGTGGATTTTGTGGACTACCCGCAGTACCAAAAGCAGGTTTTCCAGCCCAGTTTTGGTTCTTCTGTAGTGGTCCTACTCCTGCGCCTTCACGAACCTTGGCAGCAGCATCTTTCTTCTTTGCTCTTGCTAAAGCCTTTTCTTCTGTAGTTTGCTTAACCTTCTTAGGTTCTGGAACTACAGCTGCGCCAGGTACTTTGCTAGGCAACATTGCGTTCTTGTCTACTAAAGGTTTTAGAAGACTTTTTGCAGTTACTCTAGTTCCCGCCTCTGTTTCAACTTCAGCTTCTTTTGTAGCCATGTTTGAAGAACTAATAGGCAAACCACGTGTTCCCTTTGTAACTCTGACTCTACCTGAGGTAGCTTTAGGTGCACGAGCAGTTTTTTCTTTTCCTGTAGGTAAACCTGTAGGAGGATCACCAGCAGCTACTAAAGCTTCAGAAACAGAGTTTTGTCCAGCATCGTACTTAACAGTTACTGCGTTACGCTTTCTTGGAGTAGTACTTGCAGTAGGTTCAGTCCTAGCTGTTGGAATACCTGTTCCAGGAGTAGCACGTCCACGTTCTCTCATACCGATGACTGTTTTACCACCAGCTAAGCTATCTAGAACAGTCCGAGCATTACGAACTTTGCGCTCTCGTCTAGCAGATCCAGCAGCATGACTATCTAATACTTCTTTACGAAGGTGATCAACAAGGTCCATGCCTTCAGGAGCAGTTTGTTGACGCCAAACTTTTGTTCCTGCAGCATTAAAAGAGTCCCAGCCTTCATGACCCCTCTTGTACTTAAGACCACCGTCAGATCCTCTAGTCAACCTTGTAATAGGTTGTTTTGATCTTTCAAACTTTCTTGGCATATCTGGGTGGTTAGCGGATACAGGGAATGTTCGCTTAACTCCACGCTCATCTGTAAGAGTTGGATGTTCCCAAAGATCATTAGGTCCAGGAACTAAAGTAACTTTTTTACCATAAAAATCATTGTGTTCTTGAGTAGCAGAGTGCAACTCTTCAACGGTATCTTCGTAAGCTCTTCTAGACCCACCCTTTGTTGCTTCAGCATGTGCTTGCAAAGCATCTTCTGAAACGTTAAAGGTGTGCAGAACCTTTGCTAAACGATGTTGATGCGTATCTCTTACATCTTCATAGCTTGTAGCAATTTTTGGTTTTTCAAATAGCTTTCCCTTACGCCATAGGACTTCGTTATCTCGGTTTAACAAACTAATAGCGTGAGAAACAATTCCCTTTTCTTCTCCAGCAATACCCATACCTCGGCGTTCACGAGTCTGGTCGTTTGTTGGATCAGTAAGCGGGGTGCGGTAACGTTCTGGAGTTCCTCCGGTTAACACACCAGATCTTTGTGGTCTAGCTAATGGAGCATTACGTCGACGAGCAAGTTCTGCTTGGTTTTCGCTAGGTAGTGGCTCAACAGTAAGCTTAGGAGTTAAACGAGGATCTTCTGCGGCTGTGTTCTTAATTTTTTCTGGATCTGGTCCGGTAGGAATTTCACTCAGATCATACTTCTTTTCAGTTCCAATTTCCGCATCTCTAGCTTTTGCTGCAGCTTTCATAATTTCTGAACGAGCACCTTCTGAAGAAAAATCAGGTGCGCCCGGCTTAACCTCTTGAACTATTTCTTTTGCGTCTGATCCTGGAATTGGTTCAGGTCGATACGCTCTAGATTTTTTTCTTCCTGTTGGTTTTGGAGTTTCTTCTTTAACAACAGGTGTTCTAGGGGTGTTCTTCAGTTCAGCTGCGGTGGCAGCAGTTGCCTCAACAATATTGGCTTTTCTTTTTTCAAGGCGTTCTTTTTTAATCTTCTTACCGGTTGCGTATACTTTTGCAGGGCTGGCTTTTTTCTTTCTAGGCATTATGCACCAGCTTTCGGAGTACGAGGCTTACGTGGTGGCTTAACTGTTGAGGGAGTAACTTGAGGAGAGTCAGGAGACATTGATGCCGCAGCTGCTTTACGTCCTTCTTTTGCAGCAAAGGCTGGGCTTATCATTGTTGCTTGTTCTCTATCAATATTTCCGCTAGCCATAGCAGCAGTTACTTCTTTAATAGTTCCAGAACGTGATCTTGGTTTACGTGCTTGATCTGCGGCACGATCAGCTGGTGGAGTTTGTGTTGGGGTTGAGGTCGCATCAGTAGTTACCTTTGCACCTTTAGTCTCTGCTTTTCCGCCTTGCTTCTGACCTGTTCTCTGCATTCTTGGCATGTAGTTAGCATCAAACTCTGCAATATTTTTAGCGTTGAGGTCATCACCATATTTAATGCCTCGACGTATAGCTCTACCACCACGCTTAAATTTAGATTCGTCTAGATAATCTTTAGTTGCACCCTCAGTAACATACTTGTGAGTAGTGCGTTCTTTCAGGTGCTCTGTATCAATTTTTGTTTTTTCATGGTGAAGGTCTAGTTGAACTTGAGCCATTGAACGAGCACGTGTAGCGTCGCCAATACCTCCAAATAACTTTCCAATCCAATTACCGGTTCCGCCGCTTCTAGGGGCTACAAAACCTTGGTTATTCTGTGGTGCTGGCATAATAAGGATCCGTTCCTTTTCTTAGTGTAAGATCATTTTAACTACGGCCCCGCTTTTTGTAAGGGCATCTGCATGGTCGTTATAGTGGTGTGCACAGAAGGTAAGAGGGCCATTTTGTAGAAAAACCCCAAATTGCGCTCTGGCAGAGCACAGGTCACACTGCTCTCGGACCCCTACAGTCAAAAGCTGCAGCTCTTCTTGGTCCGTATACATTACTTGTTCAGACTGCATAGTTAATAGTCTCACCATTGTGTGCCACATAAATGCCAAAGGCCGGGATTTCTCCCGGCCTCTGCGCTATTAAGTTGTAAGACTTATGAAGCTGTTGCGTATGGTGTAACTGTAATTGTAGCTGTTGAAGCAACTGAAGCTGTTCCAGCTGCAACTGACTGAGACTTGATTGTTCCAGCAACGCCCACGACTGTTCCAGCAGACAAGCCTGTGAGGGCAAGTACGGTTGAAGCAGAAGATACGAATGAAACTGTGTTAGTTGCATTAGCTGTAACTGTGTATGTTCCGTTAAGTGGAGCACCAGTGTCAGCAAGAGATGCAACTGTAATCTTTGTGCCAACTGGGAAGGCTGCGCCTGCTCCGGTTGCTGTAAGAGTTGCAGTTGTTGAACCAGCTGTGCGAGCTGCTGCAGTTACTGAAATAGCTGCGTTTGTAGCTGCTGTTGCAGTTGTAATGTTAGCTGCTTCGTAACCAGCATCCTTAAGAGTATCAAGAGCAACTGCTGTAGTGTTACCAACTACTGAAGGTACGTTGATGTAACCAATTCCAGCTCCATCAGCTGCTGAAGCGGCTGTTGTTAGCTGTACCTTGCCGTACCACTGTCCTGTAATTTCACCAGCGTTAGCTGAGTTAGTTACTGTGAACTTAAGTGGGTTTGCTGTAGCAACTGTTGCTGAAGATAGGTTGTAAGCAGAAGCTGTTAGGCCTGTGATGTTTACAACGTCGCCAGCTGAAAGATTATTCTGCGCTGTGTATGTAACAGTTGTGCCGTTACCTGAAGCTGCTGTAACCATGTAGTTACCTGCTGCTTCGATGTATGAAGGGAAGTTAGCCCACTCAGCTTCGATATCTGAGTGATCTCCTAGTGTTGCGTTTAGACGAGCAGATGCAATCGTGCTCTTAGTTGTCCACTGTCCGTTTTGTGCAGCACCATATGTTTCGGTAGCTGTTGGAGTTCCATCAGCACGCTCATCATTTGGTTGCTTAGGGAAGTTACCCCATACAAAATCGGTCTGTAGGTTTCCTGCTGAGTCGGTAAGATTACCGTTGTTGTTAGTTGTTGCAGCAGTGTTTCCAATTTCAATGGATTCTGCTCCGGTACCACTTGGCGACCCAACGGCCGCGGGTAGGTTGTAGCTTGACATTTATAGTTTCCTCACTGATCAATGTGATTGTTCGTTCGAACCCACATATGGTGACAGAGATTAAGCCTCTTGTATGTATGTATGGATGTCTCCACCCGAATAAATGTCATGCTTGATAGCAATTGCAATCGCCTTCTTCAAAACCTTTTCGGCGGCCTCGGGTGTATTTATGCGATCATAGTTCATAGCTTCAAGAGCACCTAGTGCAATGTCTCCACCACTACCAGCGTAGTAAACTTTGCGGGCTTCTCTATCCCAAGAGTAGTCATTAAAGATCGGGTAGATGATTCCTCTAACAGATACAAGCAAGTTAGAGTCTTGCCATGCTGCATCGCCATCTTCTTTACCTTCAAAGCCTGCATCTTGGAAAGCTTTACGCATTGAAGGAATAAACTTTTTAGTCATAAATGTATCTAAATCAACAGTTGCACCTGGCTTCGGAGGTTTCCAACCAAATTGCGTAATGTTTCCACCTCTAGAAGCGCCGGAGACAGCTATCAGTACACCGTTATTATTAACAATCTTAGATGTAGCAAGCTCCATATAGCGACCATCTTCATCAGAGGCGCGGGAATCACAACCTATAACGGACCAGCCATCACCTTGGATTGCAGCAAGCGTTGTCATGGGAGCCCTTCAGTAGATATAGCAAGTCTACTATATTACAGGCCAGATCCAAACTGGAACTCATCAGGCCTTTTGCGGGGGAGATTTGAGTAGTCTGTCTTACTCCAAGGTGCTCCATCTAGGTAGAGGGTAATAAAATCGTGGGTGGAGTCTGAGTTTTTCAGGATATCCCATAGGATTGGGTCTACTCCATCGTATTGGATCATGGAACCGTCTCTCATGCCTATGACTAGGACCTCCATCTCCTTATCCAAGGAGTAGCAGGCGTAATAGGCTCTAGGACGCGGACGGCCTAAGACATCTGTCTTTCCAGATGTAGGAGCTGTAATGTACTCGTAGCCAGGCCCACAAGGGTTGCTAGAGGTCATAGAAGCGATTCTGGCTTCCCGTCCCTCTAATGTGCTTGTAGTTAGTTCATCTTCATCCCCAAAGACCTTCTCACGGCCTCGTAGAGACAGGTTTAGAAGCTTGTTCTGCTGGTCTGCATATTGTTGAGCAAGACGATCTAAATCTTTACCTCTGCCTCTATCGACCATTGTACTCCGCCTCCAAATGTTTCTCCTCGCACATGCGAGCTAAATCAGGAACTACATAGATTTTTCTACATAGTTGACATGTCCAGCGCTCTCGACGCTCCCGATCATCCATATGAGGCGATTGTATCTATTGGCTACTGCCTTAAAAGGCTTTAGGTCCCCCGGATTTTTGGCCACTGCTTAGCACTATAGGTCCCAACCATCTATCTCTCCTGGCCGAATTCGGACAAAAGGGACAATTAAGGCATAGGGGGTCAAAACGGACAAATCGGACAAAACGGACAAATTGGGAGAAAACGGAAAAGTAAGATAAGGGGGCAAGGCGGTCAGACCACAAAGTTAAAAGTAATAATAACAGCAGGCATTACTCGCTAGCCTCTATAAGGTGCAACTCCTTATAGGGGCACGCTGTATTGGTAGCCCTGTCTATCAGCAGTAGAAAGCAGTAAAATGTCAGCACGCGAATCCCTATCCGCCCTACTTGCGACTCGTGGCAAGGGTGGCTCTGTTGAGTCCATCAAGCAAGCGAGTAAGCACTTCAGCGCAGATAAGACGCTTGTCCCATCTAACTTCTACCAGAGTGGTGAGAAGTTGGACTCTGCTAAGGCTCTCGTTCTATTCGGGGGCTTCATCTCATACAAGTATGGCGTAGACCCAGATAAGGTCTACTCTATGCGTGATGTTATCTCCAAGAAGTATGATGTCATTGACACCATCTTGGACTATGACAAAGATGAGTTCATCTCCCAGATAAACCAGATGGAAACCCAAATCGCAACTTCCGTTGCTATTGCCCAAGCAGAGCGCACCAAGTTCGGACTTGATGCTGAAGCCTCTATCGCCCAAGCCCGCAAGGCTCTCGATAAGGTGACTATCCTCAAGACACCGAAAGCACGCCAAGAGTTGGAAGACCTAATTGCTTCCGCTCAGGCTAAGTTGGAGTTCGTTCTCCTATCAGAGAAAGTGTCTGCTTAGTTAGACAAGTTAGTGGGTGGGGGAAAACCCCCGCCCACTTCCTTTCTATGTCCATAGTATCCCTATGGGTATAGATGGGGAGTGGAGAAAGCCCTATTGGTTCGTAGCCATAGGGAACCAGTTATCTCCCCCGAGTAGAGCCTGCTGTTATCGTGTCTTCTGTCTATCGAGAAGCCCTAGCCGTCCCCTTCACAATGTCGGCTAGGGCTTTCTCATCTCACAATGTGAGCTATCTCTCATCATACATAATTGGCTACTGCTAATTACATAACTATGAGCATTGAGAGACACACCAGGTCTACGACTAGGGTCTAGGTCTGTTATCAGGTAGGTTGTGAAAGATACATGGGTCGCTGAGAGCCAGTGTAAATGTATTCCTATGTATCTCTCACTATCTATCAAGATAGTAAGAAAGGATAGTTATGAATTGCGTAGTTTGCGGACAGCCTGTATCTCCTGCTCGTTGGGAGATAGGTAAGAACACCTGTCCAACCTGTGGCAGTTACAAAGCCAATTATGAAGTAGCAAGAGACTACAGACTTGTTCTCAATCCTAAGCAAGGCTTTGGCATTGTAGAGAAGGATAGTCCTCATCTATTAGATGGTAAGTCATCAGGTAGACAGTAATCCCCCCGCTTTTTTAGTATTGCTGATGGAAGGCACATCAAGCACGGATACCCACCGGTTGGTAAGTATTGTCAGAGGCACTAGATGTGGTCTCGTCTGACTTCCGCTTGGCGCAGTTATGTATGTATACACATCTACTTACATAGTTCCACTCGTCCCCCCGAAAATGGCCGTATAACATCCCTCGTTTGGTGTGCCTCTCATTGGTAATACACCAATTCTTCCCCGCGAAGTCTGAGATGGACAGAGGGCACACTGAATAGGCTGTTGATTGCATCGAGAACGAAATCTCTATTGGGGTGTAACTATGAAGATAGAGAGGGCGTGAAGAAGCGAAACAGGACGGACTTAGGTGTCGAGGCACAGGCGCTGAGATAGTTACCTACCTAAGTAAGAGTGGAGTATGTAGTAAGAGACGCGACCGATGCTGCATACAGAGTGAAACGACGCAAGAGGGCCTGTGGCTGTGAGTCTCACGCAATTCCTTCAGTAATTCAGTGTGTCCTCTATCTATCTCAGTGGGAGATAGATAACCTAGAGAAGGGAAGTAGAGCGGGAGGGTATAGGAAACCTCCCGTTCTATTTTTATTGAGAGGGGCACAAATGTCCGATGAGGACATCATGACTCTAGAACAATCATACAATCGGTGGTATAGAAACCATAAGGTGAGTGCTGATAAGCAGTGGATTGCCTATCGTCTTCACATCTTGGAGTATCCCGACAAAGTTACCTACAAAGGTAATTCGTGGACTCTATACGACATGTATTGTGGCAAGCGAAGCGACCCTGATCAATTCTATTTACTCAGGGAAGTGAGCAAGCAAGAAGCATTGTTTGATGAGAACTTCGACAAGCGACGACAGTCTTGGTATTGGCCAGACTATGTCTTTGACGAAACAACAGGCATTTACTACCAGGTTAAATGGCTTTCTACTTATGGATTTACATCTAAAGCAGAAACTCCTCATGACCCTAGTTTTGCTCATTGGATTGACAAGTTCAACTATCTAAACACAACAACAACAAGAAAGGGAACAATGCCTAGAACATCAAGTTGGTGTGACGACCCATTGTCATACGAAGTCAACGAACACTCTATGAGTGTAGATGTAAGCAAAGCTGGTCGTTCAATCAGACTTGAATTGTCTGAGTGCACAGAACTAGCATCATTCTTAGCAACGGCTAAGGAAAAGATAAAAGAAGCAAAGATTGCTTCACTCAAAGAACAGCAAGACGCTTTGCAAAAGGCTCTACGAGAAGTGGAGGGTTTGTAAATGTATATTGAATTCGAGCCACAGACTATCGTGATCATCTGTATCTCACTAGTCTTCATCGTTGCCATCAAAGCATGGCGTAAATAATTCCCAGAGAAAGGGATACACATTAAGCGTCGCACAGCGATGCGACCATGTGGTTGGTCTGACGAGACCTGAGGTAAAACACGGCCCGAGCAACGGGGTATATCTGCGCCTCACCTGAGCATGTGAAGGCTAAACTGCTCACCTAACAGAAGGGATAACAATGACTATAACCATAGTTGAATGCGCAAGATGTCAAGACCCACAAGTATTCAAGCCCATGTCTATGGACTCTGATATACCTGTTGCTTTAGACATATCATTAGATGGTGGTTACGCAATGTTCGTAGACAACATCTATGCTGAGGGTGGTAAGAACCCCCTGCAATTTACATTGTGCCACAAGTGTGCCCACGAATTCACAAAGTTCATGTGTATACCTGAGACCACAGTGTTTAACTGGCACTCAAATACAGAGGAGGAATACTGCAGTGGCTACACCAAAGAATGGTTTGACGAGCAATACAGAAAAAGCATTGCCTATGTCAACAAAAACTGGCACAAGCAATTCCCCAACGCTTGATGAATTAAAGAAAGACCTGTTCATGGCTATTGAGATACTCAATGGCTACACAGAATCAGAAGCACTTCTAAACTGGCAGTGCTCACAAGGGATATGCCAATGTCCATAACCAACACAAACCCACACACCCCCGAAAGGAGCCTTCAATGGCAGGGAAAAAATCAGGCGGTTCAAGAAATGATAGCCGACCTAATGGCAAAGCATGGAAAAAGAATCCTGGCCCAGATGGAGTCAAATCCAAGTTTGAGTCTAGACCAGGTCGTATTAACGGTCGCAGTGCAAGCAACCATGAGAAGCGTGAAGCCTGGAAAGCAGCAGGCGGTCGTGTTGACCACCCAACTATCCCACACTGGAAGACAGGCAAAGTAAGAAAGGAAACAACTAGTGTTTCCAATGACGCCTAGTCAATCGTGGTTATTTTTATTCCTATTGTTTTATTCAATAGGTATAACAACCTATGCATATATGTGGCGTAGTAGATACTACGACTCACAGTCTTACCGCATCTATGAGCGTAAACAAGAAGGTTATAAGCGCACACAAATGGATGAGTTGTATTCAAAATCTTTCTTTAAAGATTAATCTTGCACGGCTATAGCATACTGCTTTGCTATGAAGTTATAGCCCTCGTAGGACCGCACCATCATGCGGTATACAAATGTGATGGAGCTTGTATAGATGTCACAGTCTATGCAAGCACGTTGGCAGAGGCATAATGGTTAGCCAAGAGAAAGTATCTAGCGGGTATCCCATGGGGACATTACTCCCGCCTATGTGCAACTAATCAAAACACCAGAGACTAAATGCGTTTGCTGATGACAGCACACCTCGGGGTAATTCCCACGTGTGCCGAGGCTAGAGTCAGGATACCGTTGAAAGTGGCGCCTCTGCCCAACACAAACAAACCGCCCAACACACAGAAGGGATGCAACATGTGGCTTAACAAGCGCAAGTTGATAGCGAAAATAGAACGCATGATGGTCGAGGAAGAACTCGAACTTCACGGTCTTGATTCGCAACACAGTAGGGCATACCATACCGGCATGATAGATGGCTTAGGTATGGCGCTCTATGCAGTATCACCAATAGCAGCAAAACGTAATCCAATCAGTATCGTATGGTTTGATGAAGATTACGACGAACCACGCAAAGCAGAACAAGACAGGGAAACCTTCTTTGATGCAACTAATACAAGTCTGTTCGAAAGTGCAGAAGCAAAGTAATGGGTGCGTGGTGGGTATCAAACTATGATGAAGCCAAGTCATATCTAGCAGGCGGTCGTAAAAAATGGGACCGACCAATGTATATGCGTGGTCTTCGTCTACAACATCGGGGCAAAGACATTGCTATCTTGGATAAGTGGGCACAATTTGACCCAATCTTATTTCACCCTGATGGCACGTTAACAATCCAATGTCCATCACAATCTACAACAAGTTGGGGTGGCAGTTGGTTCCCATTAAGATCTCAAACAGTTCGTCGTAACATTAGAGATTTTAGTGGCCTCAAAAATGTATTCCAAAGAGACGGCCAAATTTACATAACCACAACAGATGCAGTTATCTCACCATCTAAAATTCAAAAATGTAGAGGGTGTAGAGGTTCTGGTTTAGTAGACTCTTGGTGCAGTCCGTCTTATTGTAATAACTCATTTCCATGTGAAGACCATCCAGAGTGGATGCCAAAATCAGGCACCAGCCAGTATTGGCATTATGGTAAGTGTGAACATGGATTCAACTCTTCCCACAACGTTCCTAAATCACGTGAATGTTACGGCTGTAATGGTAGTGGCAAACGAGACTATGGAAATAAACCTATATCTTTACTCTGGGATGGTTCTCCACTCAGACTAAGCAATGGGTCATTAGTAAAACAACCTCCAACCGAACTAGAGAAAAGGATCGCAGCGTATGTCAACAACATCAGTTGATTACACAGGAGAGAATGTTCCAACTCAAGGTCTAGTAACTACGCCTATTCAGGCAGCTACTCAGATTATGGGTGGATACATTCCAGCAAACCTTGTGGACATGAGCACCAACAGTCACTTCAGAGATGCTGTGCTTGGTTATGTGCTTAGAGATACAACAGACCACGACGCAGTGCTTAACACATTGTGTGCAGCACTACGAAGTGCAGCAGAAAAAGTGCAGGTTCGTACATTCAGTGAGTATGTAGCCGCTGTTTCCTTTGCGTTTGAACGTAAGGACATTACAGTCAAAGCAATCTCTCGTAACGAACCAGCAGAAGCAACATCATTCTTGTGGTCAGTAGCACAAGCAATGAACAAGCAAATGCCTGGCCCTTTCTATCAGACTTTGATAATTGGCCAAATGAATCAAGCAGAGGCTGCGTTCACACAGACCGCAGGCATCTAACCAACACAAACAATCGTGATGCGCTCCCTTGACCAGGACCTTCGACCACAATCTGGCAATCAAGTGCCTCTCCTTGGGGGCGTATCCATTCTGTAAGACAAGAAGCACTCGGCAAGATACTTGATTCGACCCAAGCCGGAAAGCAATAGCCGTGGGCCGTTAGGGAGATGGTTGATCGTGACAGATGTTTAGTCCAACTAACCACTTCCGCGAGCACATAAATCACGTGAGCGAACCCGTAGTTGCTAAGTTTCCAGCCTCTCTTGTCCCTCCGTGCGTAAGTCTTATAGATACCCCGAGGCAGGTCTTAGAGACCTGCTTCGGGGATTTAAACCTAACAGAAGGGAACAACATGTTTGACGAAAATGAAGATGACGATTTACCTAGTTTTGATTCCTTATCCCCAGTTGAGAAACAAGAATTTTATGATTACATTACAAAGCAAATGCATTTAATTATGAATAAGGCCGAGAACAGCGGAGTGTTGTTTGACTTAATTACTAAATGGCCTCGTGATAAGCAGGTAGCCTACGAAATGGCAGCCGTAATTGAAAACCGCGTCCTAGAAGACGACGAAGACTAAGTTTCCCTAACAAATCGTTAGGGAATGTCATAGCAATATGACAAACGATTCCATTACCAAAGAAGGGGTAAAAGCTATGGATATCGCTGTATTCACAGAGTCGTACGAACCAACCATGGGGGCTAAGCGCCGTCAGGTTCTTATCACTCCACATGATGGAAATGTACGAATCTATTCACGTGATACTGACGGGACTAAAGGTCCTCACAACAAGTGGGAGGAAACAGACCTCGACACTATCACGGGACAGATAGGTACTGACGAAAAGCTAACACGCACACCAGTTGCTGTATATGTTACATCAGCAGATGAGCGTGCCATGACGGACAAAGGTTATTCCCCAGTCCTAGGCACTAAAGCGTGTCAAGCACATACCAAAGCAGCACTAAGCACAGACACTATGTCATTCGTAGAACGCTTATGCGAAATCTATGAAGCAGTAAGTGTAGGTGATGATGCTCTTGAGGCTCATGTAATTGACAATCGCCGTATGCCAGGAAATCCGGTCCCGCTAGTATCAGCACCAACACAAACAACGCCAACACCGGTAATAGTCGAACCAACTCCTATACGAGTTGCAGAGTCTACGGGCCCAATGATTAAAGCATCATTGGCATCTGTGCCACGCATCGAACTAGCAAAGCGCTACGTACATCGTGACATCTGGTCCCGTCAAGACTTTGAAATCTTTGACTATGCTCGTAGTAAGAACATCAACGTTCTAATCTACGGTCCTACCGGTCCAGGTAAAACCACATCTGTAGAAGCGTGGGCTGCTGAACGCAACCTACGTATGGCTACGGTCTCAGGCAATGCTTCAATGGAGCCAAGTCAAATGACCGGTAAGTTCGTATCAGATGGCAATGGTTCATTTGCTTGGATCGATGGTCCGGTAACTGATGTAGTGCGTAATGGTGGCGTCTTATTGCTTGACGAGGTTAACTTCATCAGCCCTAAGATCTATACCGTTCTATATTCATTGTTAGATGGTCGTCGCTCTATTACATTGCTAGACCACCACGGTGAAGTTATTGAGGCTCATCCAGATCTCACTATCTTCGCTACTATGAATCCAGATTACATTGGCACAACACCGCTCAACTTTGCATTCCGCAATCGCTTTGATATCCAAATCCCTTGGGATTACGATGACAAGGTGGAGTCTAAGTTGGTTACATCTAAGGCGTTACTTGTAGTTGCAAAACAACTACGTGTTGAAGCTAACAAGGGTCAGTACGAAACACCAATCTCAACTAACATGCTTCAAGAGTTCGTTAACTTTGTTGATGCTCTTGGCTATGAGTTCGCAGTGGAAAACTTCATTGCTCACTTCAGTGCTGACGAAGCAGCAAGCGTTAGATTGGTATTCCAGACTCACGAACACAACATCAAGACAGACTTTGGTATTGAAATACCTATTGTCCTTGAACAAGAACCTGAAGGAAAATCTCCTGAAGAACAACTCAAGGAGTGGGCGGGTCAATACGCACAAGTCAACGGACTGGTATAACTATGTTAATTGATAATTTCGATAACAGTCGTTATTATGAAGCCAGAGCAGAAGAGGAACAGGAAAGAGCTGTTCGTCTTAACGCACTATGCCGCGTGTACGAACAGGCGGACCGCGTTCTAACTGGTGACCCAGTCATAGTCAATGTTGTACCAGATGGCCCCGCACCTGCGTGGTCTGATGGTGCATCTATTTACATTAACCTCAATGAGATTGAGGACATGGACTTAGAAACATTGACACAGGTTAACGGCCTCAATTATCACGAGCTAGCCCATCACCTGTATACGCCTCGCAAAGGCACAGACCTAGTCAAATGGGTTGTCGATAATCAATACTTCCAAGCGTTTAACATCTTGGAGGATCAACGTATCGAAACTCTATTGACTGGTAGATACCCATCTATTGCTCCATATCTAACAGCCACAGTGGCTCGTTGGCTAGGTGCATCAGAAGATATCAATGGTAATTACGTCTGCATTCGTGGTCGTCGTTATCTTCCTGTTGAGATTAGACAAGCATTCAGAGATGAGTTTGCATTCCCCGAACTAATCCCAGCAATCATTGACATCGTTGACGAGTATCGTTTGCTTGCATTCCCGCAAGGTTATGAACGAGCAAAAGAACTAGTAGAACGATTCTACAAAGAGGTATGCTTGCCAATGGGCATGCTGCCTGAGATGGATGGTGGTCCAAACAAGTGCGGTGAACGTAGCCCCACAGCCAAAGGACGACCAGAGCCAGGCAAGGCTCAGGAGAAAGACGCTGAGCGTGCCAAAGGTATCGGTACAAAAGAATCAACTTATGTTCCTAAACCTAAGGCTCAACCACAGCCCAACACAAACCCACAACCATCGTCTGGTGAATCTAACAATAATCCAAACAATGAGGGAAACAAACCGGGCCCATCAACAAATAGCGCACCTACATCTGTTCAAGAAGCGTTAGATATTCGAGAACAGAATGTAAATAACGCAACGTCTACACAAGCAGGTTCAGGTCATGCACCTAGCCTCGGTGGTTTGCCAGACAACATCAATGACATGCTAAACAATGCTATCGAAGATGTTCTAGCACGCAAGGACGTACAGGCTGATGTCAAAACCAAACAACGTGTAATCATTGGTGGAGACGGTAAACACGAGGACATCACGAAACGCGGTAAGTTTAATACAACTTCCGTGCCTCAAGAAGCAATCATTTCTTATCGTAAGTTCGCTAAGGAATTACAACGCTTACGTGATGACTCAGAACCTACGTGGCAAAGAGAGACACCTACCGGTCGTCTTAACGTGCAACGTGTAATCAGAGGCTGTGAAATTGATCAAGCCTTTGACCGTTGGGATGAAGGTGATGATGGCTGTGATATCGAAGCAGTCATCCTTGTCGATCGTTCCGGCTCAATGTCTAGTGGGCATAATGATAAGAAAGCATCTATTGCATGCTGGACTATCAAGCGTGCATTGGAACACATCCAAGCCCCGGTAACAGTCTATGCATTTGATGACCAAGCCGAGGTTGCATACACACGTAATGAACCTGCACACAAGACTGAATACAAGTTCATCTATGGCAATGGTGGTACGGATCCGTATCCAACCCTGCTTGCTGCTGAGCAGTTACTTATGGCTTCACGTAAGAAGAATAAGATGCTGTTCATAGTAACCGATGGCGTGTTCGACACAAACAAAAATGACGAGCTAATCGAACGCATTAATCGTCGTGGGGTGTTGACAGCTATGACCCTAATCATGGATGATAAAGAATACAAATACTATGTAGAAGACCACCAACAACTCAACCTTGAGCAGTTGCGTCACAAAGCAGAAGTATTTTCCCGCATCAGCAATGCCAAAGACCTGCTTCCCTTTGCAAAACAGGTCGTAGTAAGTGCCATCAAAAAACGTTCGAGAATGCGTTAGGAGGTAGACATGTACGTTGTATATGACAATATAACTGAAACAATAATTGGACCATTTAATGACTATGAAGATGCACAGATGTTCGTTTTACACGCATCAGACATAACTATTAATGATTATGTTTCAGACTTAACTATTGAACCTGTTTCTGAACCACAGGAATGGGCTTTAGACAATGGTTTAGAATCACAACTAGGAGTTATCGGATGAATAAAAAAGTCGACATACTCATGAGCAATGAAGCAATGAAAGAACAAGAAGATGCTTTATACGAAACGTATAAGGCTGCAACCCGCTCTTTGTTAATCAAACACAAAGCGGAAGACCTATTACCAATGCTCGGACTAGAGGAGGAAAACACATGAGCATAACCATAACACGTAAGGAAGCGTGTGAATTAATACGTTCATGTATAGGTAAAGACGTTCCAGAGGGTGAAAACTTTGACAAAATTGTTTACGCAGTGAACAATGACATGTCAGTTAGAGACTTCTTGTTAGGTCTACCAAAATACTATGACATGCAAGAAGTAATTAACTTCTTGTGCCACATGTCCAATGAAGCACCTGTAGGTGAAGACATACCGTTCATCACAGTCAATGCTGCACTGGCATACGAAGCAAACGAAGCACAAGTGTTCTACACACACATAGGTTATGTAATGTGTCATGGACGAGATTATTCTCTAGCACAAGTGCTTGCCAGGTGTGCTGCTAATAATTTCCCTGGAACAATGCTAACTAAGATGAGAGATGAACTTCATGCTGCTGTTATGAAGGTCTGTTACACAGAAGAACCTGAATATCTAATCAAGAAGCTGGAGAACAACAATGGTAAACACATTCCTACCTCTTCCAATCTACCAACAAGTAGCGAGGACTCTGGACACGAAACGTCTGGGGAAACAGAGAGTAGAAGCACTACAGATACTCAGAGCTAATCTAGGTATGACCAAAGGTTGGAGGAATCACCCCGCTGCTGTAATGTGGCGAGGTCATGAAGGTTCTCTCGCTGTCTACACACTATTCATGTGTGCTAGATGGGCAGCCTTGGGATACAAAGATAATGTTCACGATCAAGTAGTAGAACTAATGAAAGACCTACCTCCGGAATCTTATGAAGATCCTTGGTGGATGGGTAATGAAGAGTTCCACAAAAGTCATCAGTCCAACCTCAAACGCAAAGATCCATTGCATTATCAGTTTGCTGTTGAAGATGACCTGCCATATCTATGGCCAACACAAACAATCGGCACATTACGCACAACTAAAGTAAAGGAGTAAACACATGTCTAAATACTTAGTGCGCTGTAAAGCATCTGTGTATTACGATGTAGAAATCGAAACCAAAGAAAAGTGGGACGCAGAAGCAGAAGGCCTTGACATGTTTGGTAACCTGCTAGACGAAGCCACGCTTCCAAGCCCCCTTGAATGGGAAGGCGCAGAGGTGTGGGAAGTAGATGAGGTAACTGAAGATGCCTAATTGGTGTACAAATGCAATACTGTTTAAAGGTAATTCAGAAGAGGTAACTAAGCTCATTGAAACAGTTAAGGCTGATGAAGGAGATAGCACTTTATCCCTAAAAAAGATAATTGCTGTTCCAGAAGAACTTACTCAACTGTCTGCACCTAACAGAGATGAAGATCAAAAAGAAAGACTAGCTAAGCTCTACGGAGCAGTAGATTGGTACGACTTCCAAGTCAAAAATTGGGGAACCAAATGGGACGTGGATGCACGTGTTATCTATGACAGTAATGAACAAGCAATAGGATACAAAGCCTACACAGACCCCGGAGAACGTTTTGTTCACATGGAGTTTGATAGTGCTTGGTCTCCACCTGTGTTTGCTATCGATATGCTAGCAAAACAATTCCCTAAAGTAAAAATTCATCACACGTACGATGAGTCCGGAAGTGACTTTTCGGGTTACAGAATGTATATTGGGGGTGAACTAGTAGAAAGCAAAGATTATGACTCTTGGACTAACGTACGTATGTATTTAGAACCAAGCGAAGATATCTTTGAGATGTTTCCAACACAAACAGCAGAGGGGGAACAAAATGAAACCGTATCACATACGGCTGACGTTTGACATTCACATTGCCCCATGGCGTATGGATGATCCAACAGACTTAAAGAACCATGACTGGTCTCTGTCAGTATTCGATAGAAACTTAGGTCAATGGATTCCGTTGTCCGAATGCACAAGACCCGGAGAGTCTCACAGGATTACGGACGTACATGTCTATGATGAGAATGAAGCCTCCGGTAGCACTCCGGAGGACTCCAACTGAAGGCGTGAACTCTGAGCTTTAAGAGTTTACATGTATAGTATATACCATGAGAGAAAGGAAATATAAGTGCCCATACTTGAGTTCGCTAGTGTGCCTATCAAAGATAAACACATTAGAAAACTAGTAAATGCCTTAAAACAAGCAGGTCTAGAAGTATCTGTAACCAAAGGCAAGCAACACATCAGGGTAGAGAATCCCTCTACTCATAAGGTAGTCTTCTTCGGTGGCAATTCACTGGGAGATTGGCGAGCCGCAAAAAATATACTCAGAGACCTAAAACAGGTAGGTTTCAATGAAGACATCAAACTAGGTTAGGAATAGCACATGGCTAAAGTAACAAAGACACTAACTGCAACACTAACAAAAAACACCGCAGTTGAGAAGGGTGGAGCATGGCTCCTTACAATCGACTGCTGTGACGACGTAACACACTCTGCGTGGGCTAACCCATCAGCAGCTAAACGTTATCTAAAAGCATACGTGCAAGAAAATACCCCACGTAAGTCAATTAAGATGGTAGTTGGTGCTACCAACGATGCCGGAAAACCAACACACCTTGCAGGTGAGTTAAGTTGGAAAGCGGACGCATAATGGATTATGAAACAGTTCTTCCATTAAAGACAGTTAATGACATAATCAAAGAACAAAAAGAAGCAGCAGAAGAACCACAATGTAGTTGCGGTAACTGCACCTGTAAATAAGACACAAAGCAAATGGCCCCTCGTCTCACGACGGGGGGCCAAATGTTTGTGTTGGGTTTTTTAGGAGTCGATTTCGTCATCTAGAAGTAAGTCTTCTAGGTCTTCTAAATCGTCTTCTTCTAATTCATCCACGATGTCTTCAAAGTCATCTTCGAAGTCTTCATCAAATAGATCTGGATCTAGGTCTTCCATTGCATCTCCCAGTACTAGTAGGTATATAAATCGTACACTATTATTTATTGTCTTTGATTAGTTTAACTTCGCAAGCATCTGTAGTGCAATACGCCTCGCCAACCGCATCCGCCGCCATACCTGCGTACACTCCGGCAAAGTCGATCGGGAACAGCTTCATGCGAGCCTCTTCGTACTCACTCTCAGTAATCTGAGTATATGGCATCTGTGGGTATACAGTGTTACCCATAGGCAAGAACGAAACAGTCTTCAGCTGACCATCATGCATGTGTAGGATTGACGCAATTGAGTCGGCTTCTTTCTCCGGGTCAAAGGTCACAGTTACTGATACAGAGTTATCTGACCAATACCGTTGAGTTACAACCGCAAGAGCAACCTTTTCATGTACAGACACTTCCTTCTCCGCACGCTTCGCATTAGTTTTGATAGGGAAGAAGACCACCGAAGTTGTTTCCGGTGATTCGGAAGCAGGCTCTACCCGATAGTTTGCCATTTTGAACAATGGGAGCATTGGGTCAGAGTTAGCAAATCGAATTGCTCTATTAAAGAACTTACCTCCTGATGCCCAGTGAACTCCAGGGGATTCTCCTGCCAGAATAGATACAGTGCCGGACGGTTTTACCGTTGTCATCTTGATTGATGGGCGTACACCCAACCATTCAGAGTAGGACTCGTCATACCCCTTGACTACAGCGTAGCCTTCATTGAGCCAGTCACGAAGAATAGTCCAACCATTATTATCAGCAAAGTTAGCAATACCAGAAATTGATGTTCCAATACGACGGTTACGCTGCATGATTGCGTTGGTTTCCTCCCAGTGAGTAGGGAGAAGTGTCACAGTTTTGGCATATAGATAAGCAAACTTCAAAGTCCTCTTGAAGTCTTCAAGCGAATCGTGTCTATTTAGATATGTTTCTACCAAAGTACACATCTCAAAAGACTCAAGACTTTGCTCAGCGCATGGGTTATACCCCGCTACTCGCCAATCCTTATTGTTAGGTGGGTCAATCAAACGACCATATTTCCGGGAAACGTCCATCCAGACTACTCCCGGCTCACCGTTGCGGACAATGCCATCAATGATCTTTGAGAAGTCAGAGCCAACCTTTGCTTCTACAGAGTTGTTAGACATCCAAGCCCAACCCGGATTCTTTGGATCATAGGAGTTTCGTTCTGGGTAAACTTCTGCATTCTTTAAGTTCAGAAAGTCTTCGTCGTCAATTCTACCAATTAGAAGCTCAGCAGAGCGACGTACGTTTCCGCTTACAACACAAACCCCGATTAGGTTGCCGATATCAGCAATGTCTTTACGGGTTAGCTTTTCTCCTGCTCTTCCTACAAACAATTTATGAATGTAGTTATGTAGTCGTTCTAGAGGTTCATGTCCGGCTGCTGTTCCACCAAACGTTTTGATTGGAGTTCCTGCTGGACGGATTTCTTTGTAATCAAATACTGGAGCCTTGCTATCTGGCTTGAGGTAGGCATTGATGATGGACGTGACTGACTCGACCCATCCTTCTCGGGTGTCTGGTACGACATATGTATCTCCTTGAGTTGGTTCATAGATAGTAAAGTCCTTGTCGGCCCCCTTATCGTCGAACCCTACTCCGACACCTAACATGGATGCTTCCATTAGGAAAGCAAATGGTTTTGCTGGATTGAGCTTTGTCATTTCAGTTGTAGAAACAAAAGCACAGTTTTGTAGTGCAGCAGAGTTCCTCTGCTCATTAACAATTGAAGTTCCCATTACCCATAGTCCACGTCCCGGTGGAGTCCACTTCAAAGTAAACAATCGATCAAACGCTTCTTTAGCCGAAGCCGCAGCCTTTGAATCTGACCAAGGAAGTCGTTGAGATTTAGCGTGGTCTTTTTGTAATGAGTACATGCCATTGATGACACGTTCGCATACATCTACCCAAGTTTCTTTAGTTCCGTCTTCTTTAAGCCGAGAGTATGTTCGTAGGAAAGTAATTTCTCCGACACTATTTCCCGCTGCGTCTGAGTACCCCCAAGGTACTGTCTTTCCACGATATGAATTAACGAAGTCTTCGGCTAATTTAAAAGAAAACAAAGTAATGCCCTTCTCTAGAATGTGGGTGTGTTACATAATTAGTCTATATGCTCGGAGATTATTCTAGTGGTTTCTTCTTCAGAAATCCCGCCGTTTGGTATCTCCTTCAGGGTGTTAGCTTTATCACCAAACAAGGCTGACAGTACACCTCCTGAAGTTTGCCGTTCTACGGTCATTCTGACAAATTCTTTGTTCTCCTCTAATTCTTTCAAACTCTTAACAATCTTAAATAGTCGGTCAATCTCTTGTCCTGTGTTTGGATCTGGGTAACCGCCGTTGAGTTCTTCAGCATATCTGGCAAAAGCGACCCGGGCGCCCTGCATTTCAATAATGGCATTTAACAAACCCTTAAGTTGGTCTTTAGTCTTTACCTCTACCGGTAAATTAAACGCACAAGTATTATCTGGCTTAAAAGCCGGGCAGTTGGCAGCAACAAAACATGTATTACATTGACGTAATGAAGAGTGTGTAGTTTCTATGACTGGAACGTCTCTTATCAGGTCTCTTCCATCACTGTCTTTATCCAAAACTGTTCTTGTATTTACCGCAAATACTGGCAAAGTACGCGTTTCTGACGCATCTCTTACTACAATTTTAGGTACTTCTACTGCAGAATCTTTCCGCACCTCAAGACCACTATTATCAGGGTCTATACCCATAGTTTCCGCAGAACCGGGATCATCTGTGTGCACACTGTTATCAGATAACTTCTCGTTATCTATGAGAGTTAAGTGTGGTGGTTTCTTTTTATCCAAGGACTTCTCCAGCTCTAAGTAGGACCATATGGCGAGGCGAGTTACCTCATTGCTATCATCATTGAGAATCTTATCAAAGTCTAAACCTGCTTTATTTATAACATTTTTATAACGGGGGCGGGCCTGGTCTTTTTGCTTCTTTTGATACCGGACTAGTCTAGTCGTATCCCAAACTATTGTCTCACCACGCATCATGGGAGATAGCCACGATAAAGTGCTCGCAGTCTCCAAAGGAACTTGACGCAAGTTATCAGGTTTGGCACAACCCAGACCGTGGAAGTTGGTGCCCAACTGGGCCTTGAGGGCCCGTGTGCGCCCTGCTAAGGTTGTATCGCTATCTATGGTCTCTCCTAGTAGAGCAACGTTCTCCCATTGTTCAGACAGTGCAAACAGGGCAGCATGCCCCATTTCTGGTTTCCATACTGGCCAGTATTTTTCTTGTAATTCAAACCCCAAAGTCTTGCGTTGTTCTGAGATCCATTCGGATCCTAGAACTTGTGAGTCAAACTCAATTACCCCGGCAATATGATCATAGTTATTTGCAATGAAGTCCTCAAAGGATGCGGCGTAATCCTGCAGCTCGCGGGTGCTTAGCCCAGCTGCATCTGCGTGCCGGCCGCCGCCATCAAGATATATCTTGATATCATCTGGATACTTCTCTGATAATAGATAGTTCTTAGTCTTAGGTAGGCCTCGTTTAGCTAGGCCCCAGTAGCTCAGAGATATGTGCTTTACACCGGCATCAATTAACAATAATCTGTGAGACGGTACTTCCCCGCCCATGAAAACTATGTTCATTCAAATCTCTTAATGTTGCTGCCAAGTTCAGCCGCCAGAAGAGCTGCACGTTGGTTCTCAATCTCCTCTTTAAGGTCCTGCCATGGACGTACTTCTCGGGAGCGTCTAACAAATTTAGGGGAAGCAAAGAGCATAGTTGGTACGCCTTTAGACAAAGCGTAAGCACACCTATCGGCGTCTGGATCTACGAATAGGTCGACTCGACCTTGAGCTTGAGCTATAGCTAGCTGCCGAGCTCGCAAGTCCTGGCCTTCAAAGAAGTATCTATCATCATAGATATCTCCATACCCTACTATCAGGTTAGTACGAAGCCAGTGATCTGTTTGCTTAGGGCTGTGATCCGAGGCAATAATGACCCGGTAATGTTGTGCAAGAATACGAAAAAGCTTGACGCCTTCCGCTATGGGATCGCCTACTTCTGTTCTTAGTACTCCGTCTAATGCTACGAATGCTGTGGCCATTTAATTCTCTAACAATCCCACTTTCTAAGTGCTAGTGCCTTGCGAGTTGGTTTACCATTCTTATCTTTCATAGGGCCGGGCATACCACCCATGCGTGCACAGAAAGACTTGCGACGTGCGGCAGATTTCTTAGACTTCTTTGCTTGCTCTGCTGATACAGGAGGCTTTAAGTTATGTCCCTGTGCTTTAGCAGATGCACGCCCTTTAGCGTTTAGTCCACCTTCAGGGTTTTTACCCTCTTTACGTTGCCATGCTGGTGACTTAGCCATGGATTCTCCTTATCAGTGTATCGGTATCTGGTAACTCTATTCCATAAGTCTGAAGTTGTTGCTGCTTATCTGACTCTGTTTTTGCATCTTTGATTGCTCTTAATGCCTGTACGTGGCCAAATCGCTTTCCTGCTTGCCACCTATAATTATTGAAGTCTGAGTAACCCGCACCTATTTTGCTAAATGCAATCTTTCTTCCGGCATGGATGTCATCATAAAAATCTGATACTTGTTCAACAGCAAGCTTTAATTTACGCTCTGCGTTTAATCTATGAGCAGGGTTTGATGCCCTACGAACCTCTTCTAAAGCAGACGAATGCCTATTCAGTAATTCTTTAGCAACTTCATGGTCTCTGTTCGCTTTTTGTTCCCACGCACGACTGTAAGGAGGCTCTGGGTTTTTATCTGGCTCAACTGTCCAGGTATCTGCAACTAAATCATATGCTGCGTATGGGTTGATATCTCTTATGTCTGACTGTGCGTTAACATAATAAGTTAATTCATAGCCTTCCCAGTTACGGGTTTTTGGCATAAGTTCTTTATTAAATCCCTCGTTTATTAGTGATGCAATCTCTTGATCTGAAAAACTTAGGTACTCGTTGTTGTTCTGTCTAAAAAGAACATAGTTAATTCCAACTAAACAATCTAAATCTCCCGGCTCCCGTGCAGCTTCCCACTGATAAGAAACACCAGATCCAGCTAACCAAGCTCTGGTCCAGGTGTGAGGGGCTACAAAGTGTGTTGCCAAATACTCAAAGAGCATTGATAGTACGCCAGTGCGTACCCAAGGCTTTAGACCTTCGTTGTCAAACAGCTTTGGATCAAGCTGGGTTGAGGGCCTACTGAAGTAGGAAGTTGCAAAGGTCATAGACCTATTCTTTCATAACAAAACAATAGGCAGGCCCCTAAAGGCCTGCCTATTACTTAAATTAGGGATTACTTCTTTTTCTTTTGTAGTTCTAGAGCCTCAATACGAGCAACTGTGTACTCGGCTGCTGCCTGTGCCTGAAGATCTGCGATGATCTCCTGTGCATAGCGGCGTACCTCTAGCAAGCTAATCTCTCGCTCAATTGGCATAGAGAATAGTGTGCGGTCGCGCTCTACAAATACGTGACCATTCACATCAATCAACACTGCAAAGCCGGTTGCAATCTTTGGAGGATTGTCTGTTACTTCTGGCTCAGGGTTAAGTGTTTCTAAAAGTTCTTCTGCTGAATCTTCAATTGCTGCGTTTACTGGGCGGTCTTCGGACATTTAGTTCTCCTTAGTTATACATTCCAGCGGCCTTGCGCTGCTGGGTTGCTACGAAAGTTTTAACAGGACAAAAATCACAAAGATACACGTTGGTGCCTGCTGACTTAGCAGCGGACATCAAACCTGCTTCTTTACGAAGTTCAGCAGTGTTCTTTGGTACGAGCCGCTTGTTCTTTGCTCGCCAATCTCCACAGCCTTCTTTTGGTCTGAGGTGCTCACTATAGCACTTCATAGCATCATCGTAAAATGTAGCTTTAGTAGTGTAATACTCAGGGTCAATATCAGCAAGTCCACCACCAACGCGGTTACGCAGGTTTTCGATAACCTGTTTCCTTACCTCAGGACGAGAGTAAGTCTTGGCACCTATTTTTGCTAAGAACCCTGTGTGAGGGATACCCGCAGATTCGTGGCGGTCAATTAATACCTGAAGTACCACGTCATCATCTGGATTACCTTCATAGTCAGGAATCTCTTCTATGGTCTTACAGTTATAGCAATAGAGCAGCCTGATTTTAGGGCCGTCATCTTTGATCTCTGTGTAAGTTCCTTCATCAGCGGGTTTACCGCCTTGGCCCAGGATAGGGATGCTCATATTTTCCTCCGAGTTTGTAGTCGTATTAGTATACTATGTTGTAAAAGGTGGTGCCGACTTGTTCTTTGCCGCTTTCCTTGCTTCTATTTCTGCCTGTTTACGATAAGCAGGGTCTGTTTTTAAACGTTCAATGTGACGTAATCTTTCAGCCTCTGTAGAAGACTCTATACCGGCAGTGGCTCTGACATCGTCCAAAGATTGTTTCTTTTCAAAAGCTTTTCCTAAGACGTCTGTGTCTTCTTTAGGACCTGTGTTAGGCACGATAGGTACGCCACCCCTTCCAGGATTGACATTGCTTCCCGGCCTAAATCTACCGGTGTTCTTTGCCTTTTTAGCCGCCTCGCTTCTTTTAGCGTGGTTTTCTGCCCTAATTTCTTCAAAAGTTTTTTCACTAGGTGCGGGAATCGGCTTAGTTCTGCCTTTATTACTTAATTCATAAATTCTATTTCCACTTTGATCATACATATGTGGTTGTTCTATTTTGTTTTTCTCAGCATTAAGGATATTAAGATCTCTAAGAACATTGACATTGTGCCCACCACTTTCCTCTACAGCAGACAATAGTTCTTCTGCAGGGTGTACCCCTTGTCGTGCAGAAGTAGCTAGTTCTTTTCCAGAAGAAGGGGGAGCAGCTTCTGGGTCTCTGTGAGGGGCTCTTCCACCACCTACCTGAATCTTTTTTCTACCGCTAAGTGCGTCTTCTCCCGTTAATCCGCGTGCTCTTAAACCTTCTTCTGCTACACGGCGTTGTTCAAACATTTCTAAACGTCGCTTTAGTGCATGAGGCTCTACATCATCTCTTGTTATAGGTCGCTGTTTAATTGTTTTGTTCATAAGTATGCCCTTAGTTACGGCAGTATCTAAATGATTTTTACAAAGAGCGACTTCGTCCCCACCTTGTGGAGTAAAAAAATGAGTAGCGTCATGTCCGGTCAGGTCAGCTTCGCAAGACAACCTACTTGTTTTTTTAAGCATTGGGTTGCGTAAGTAAGAGTCTGCGTCAGGGTCTGTAATATTTTTTGAAGCAGGGCGTTTATTAGGCGTAGGTACGTCAGTAGAACTTAATGCCTCAAAATCAGTGGCATCTAATTTAGGGCCAGAACTGGCTCGTCTGCGTGCCATTTATTCACCTTTTGATTCTTTAATACGTCTATTCTCTCTAGCAACGTTAATAGATACAACGTTGGATGGACCACTTAAATTAAACTGCTTCAAATGTTCTGCACGATCTCCGCTACGTTGTGAACGAATGGCAGGGTGCATCTCATCATAAGCTTTTCCTGGAATAGGAATCCAATGAGAGTTGGGCTCAGTAAGGCCAACGGTGTCGGAAATTTTCCGTACGTTGTCCTTTACTTTTTCCCACTTATCATTAGGCATTTTTAATAGTTAGCGCCCATTTGATTGTTCTCAGTATCTGCAACAGACATTGAAGAACGACGAGCAGCAGAAGATGCAGTATTAGATAGTGGATTAACCTTTACATTTGCCTCTTGCTCAATAAAGTCATAGTTCATGTATGGGTTTAGACCACTGCGGTTTGCTCGCATAATGTCATCGCCAGTTGAAGGATCGACAACAGTTGTATTTGGACGTACCTTGCGATACTTCCCATCAGTTGCTCCCTCTACCATAGAGGTGTTAAGTGAACGTGATTGGTTAGTTGCCATTATTTATCCTTTTCTTGGTCATAAAGCGGCGTAACTTTTCTTACAGTCTTTGATTCAGCCTTCTTGTCTCCAGTAGCCTTAGCTAGAAGGGCAAACCCTTGTGGGGAAGAAAATCCCTTACGTACTTTCTCACGACGAGGTACAAACTTCATTTCTTCTTACCCGCTTTCTTTTTCTTTTTAGACTCTTTTTCCTTGTCAAGGTCCGCTTTGGTCTTTACCTTGATAGGTACGACCTTGTACTTAGCGTCCTTGCCGTCAGGAGTCTTAATAGCCATATTCCTAGTATCTACCCTTTTTTATTAGTTGTCAGGTCTTTGTTGTTTACGAACTCTTGGACGAATGACCTTCTTAGTTCTGGCTACATACTTAGGGCTATTTCTACGTCTAGCTGTGGCGGTTGTTGATCCAGGATTTAAGGTGCTGGACTGCCCCGCCTGCCATTTTCCTGAGGAACGGCGGTCCCAAGACTCCACCGATTTAAATGAACGACGTTTAATTGCTTTAACTGTAGTAACTTTAGTAACACGTGCTTTAGGAGCTCCGGAGGGGGTTGCTCTACGAGGTGGTTTGCCACCAGAATTAGCGGCCACTCATGGCTCCTTTCATATGCTTTCCATACAATGCATTTCTACAAGTAGGGCACATTTTTCCATCTGTGTACATAGCTTCGACTGGGGTCATAAAGATTCCACATTTAGGGCACTCAACACTGCCATCATAAATAGTTTCAGTTGAATACTGTTCAATCATTACAACCACACTTCCCATCTGTAGACCTAAGGGTAGAGCAATCTCTGCAAATTCCAGAAAGCTTAGGAGAACGATTAGCAGCTACTGCTGCAGCTCGATCCTCTCCGTGAGACCAACCAGAATTTACAAAACAATCTTTACAATGATACCTTGAATTTGTCATAACTCCGGTGTATTCAGGATCTCCTTTTTTTACACCTTTCCATTTTTTTACAAACTCATCGCTCATTATCCGTTACCATACTGACTCAGATACGTTTCGGCTAGTTCCCTGATATGAAGTAGGTGATTGTGAGTAATCAGTTCTGGTAGGTTCAAACTGCTCATTAACATCCATGACGTCCATAATTCCAATAGCCCGAGTTCTGTATCCAAAACGTGGCGGGAACAACTGAACCTGTGGCAAGGGTGGTCTTACAATATCTTGAATCATAGACTTAGGAAGAGTTACGGACCGTACAGCTCTTGTTAATAAAGCTTCTTGTGTGTCAGCAAATGGCCCCATATAATCGTAACGGATCTGTGGATCCTCAGAAAGAATGGGACGATTCTTACTATGATCATAAACTGAATCTTGATTCATTGAAACCTCGGCTTCAGATGCTGGAAATGCTTAGCTGTTCTAGGGTGGAATTCTGCAGGAACGTTAGCTGATACATTTGCTTTACCGTCATTAACTAAATGTGGTGCGGGAGCTAAGTCTTGTTTAGGTGCGTTTCTACGAACATACATAAGAAGACTTCCATCTTCTTCATTTACCTTAGCAGCTACTTTTAGTCTGCGATCTGGTTTTAATCCGTCTGGCCACATGTACTCACCCGGATCAATTCGCTCACCTTTGTGAACACCGCGTTGATATCCACGTTGGTTTTGGCGTGCCTTAAGTGAATCGAGGACTGTATCTGAAGTTGCGTAAGGCTTGCCTCTATCGTCACGACGAGAACGAATTGTTCCTAAGTAACCATCTGGGTATTCTGCTTGAGGTGCTCTTCCCACACCCATACGCAAGAAGTCCATAGAACTTCTTGGTACAACAGGCGTGCCTCCACCACCAGTGGTGGTGTAAGCGCCAATGTAACCACTGGCTCCGAGGTACTGCCAATTTTGATGTGAGGAAGGCATACCTAAAGTTTACTTCTTTTTAGGGCTTGAGGCTTTCTTAGTTGCCTTTTTCTTTGAGTCATCCAAGATAGCGTTAAGCTGCTTTGTGATCTCTGGAAGAGCAATCTTGGCGATTAGACCAAATGCTGGGTCCTTTGGGTTGAACGCACGAAGCGCTACTGGGATTACGGCAATCAAACCTGCTGCAATAAGGCCCTTTGGATCTGTGTTGCCTGTGGCAAGTAGTGCTCCGGCTGCTGCAATAAATGAGCGGCCGTAAGATGCAAGCATTGCCTTTGTTTTTGAATCTAGTTTCATAATTACTCCTTGTTATTTCGTTCTGCGATCATTACGTATAGATCGTCAATTCTTGATTCTAATCTGTTAACGGCATCTTTTAAACTACTACCAGAATTTGGTTTTAATTCAGATAGATAATGTTTTACCATCCAACGAACCATAATGGCAAATGCGCCAATTAAAGAAGTTATCGAGAGCGCAAACGCTGCCCAGTCTTGAGGTGTCATTAAGTCTCCAAGAGATCAAGTTGTAAGCGTAACTATGATACACAAATTACACCTAGTCATGTTAAAGTATGAACATAGTTAAGAAGGAGAAAAAATAATAGCTCTGCGCCTATTCGCAGCATTAATTCTCACACTATTCCTCTTTATATTGGGACAAAATTCAGCACAAGCCGAAGAAACAACCGAGACTACGGTTGTAGTTAGCCCTGCCTCCACAGATTCTTCTCCAAATACTGGCGGTCCAACTCCTGCCCCAGAGACTTCTCCGACTCCAACGCCGACACCCGCTTCTTCAGACTCTTCAACATCAACTTCACCAACACCCAGTCCAACGCCAACCCCAACCCTAACCCAAACAGAAACCACAACATTAGTTACTCCCTCCACTGTTGAAACAAAAATTGAAACCGCAACTATAGCATTAAATACTGCGGTTGCTGCAGCCAGCACTGAGCAAGTAACCGCTGCTGCTGCACCCGTAGCAACAGCTCAAGCAGACATCTCAACAGCAACCGCTGCGGTAGCAGTAGCCGTGACAGCAGTTGCAGCCGTAGATACTCAAACAGCAGTAGTAACGCAAGCCGTTACTAACGTAGATTCAGCTACAGCAGTAGTGGCTACAGCCACAGCAGCAGTAGAGTCTCAAACAGCAGTAGTAGCAGTTGCAACAACTAACTTAACTAATGCTCAAACTACATTGACCGCTCTTCAAAATACCCCTTCAGATAGCAAAACCTACACAACTGAAGGATATGTAGCCCCTGTTGCTCCAGAAACCCCAACCGTTACTACAACCACACTCCCAACTATGTATGATGGCTTTACAAAAATTAATACGCCTTTTGACATAAAAATGGGTAACACTGTGTACGAAGGTCAAGGAACAAACAGCCAAATTTACGTGTCCTCTAAGGCAACTATTACCTTTGGCAATGGAGACGTTAACTGGTGGGACTTCCCAGCAGGTCCTCACATCTCTGTATTTGGCAGTGATTTTATGAACGATAACGCAAATGGCTCTTCAACTGTTGTAAAAACTACCGAAACTACTTTAGAAGTCGATTGGAATTTGCACAAATTTGCACAACCAAATAGCCCGATTACAAATGTAAATTGGAAGATGACAGTCAACCCAACAACAGGGGAATGGACTGGTGTTGGAACGGTTGCGGGAAATACCACCGATCTTCATAACGGACCACGTATCGGTGTTCGTGAAGCAGCAGGTCAAGCAGTAAAGCCAATGACCAATGTAACCAATGAAACTTTAACGGCTCAAATTACAAGCCAAACAGCCGTAGTTGTTGACAAGACAGAAGTTAAAGCAGTTGAAGTTGCAACTTTGCAACAGCTCAGACCACATTAACAACAGAAAATCAAACATTGACTACCCTCCAATCAACGGCTACTACAGCGATTAATACTGCAAATCAATTAGCGGATACTGCAACAGCTAGCGTAGCAACAGCTGTCACAGCTCTTCAAGTTCCGGTTCCTCAAGAACCAGCGCCAACTCCACAGCCGCCAACGCCAGAGCCACCAGCACCGCAGCCAGAGCCACAACCCCAACCACAACCTTCTTCACCTGAACCTACTCCTGTTCCTCAACCTGAGCCTCAGCCTCAGCCTCAGCCCGAGCCTGCTCCTCAGCCAACAAATCCTTCTGAGCCTTTGCCAGAGACACAACCACAGCCTGAGCCTTTACCAGAGCCAACCCCAGAGCCTGAACCTGTTCCTGAGCCTGAACCTTTACCTGATCCTGAGCCTGTTCCAGAACCTTTACCTGAGCCCGAGCCTGAACCAGAGCCACTTCCACAAGAGCCCGCACCTACTGAGCCCTCCACAGAAGAGCCAGAGACACCCACAGAACCCCAACCAGAGCCGGTAGAGCCCGAAGAGCAACCCGTAGAGCCCGAGGCGCCTGTTGAGGAAGTTGATACACCCGAGGAATCAACACCAGAACCAGAGTCACCAGAAACAGAGCAAGAAAATCCGTCCACAGAACCATTAGAACCTCCTATTGAAGAGTCTGAGCCTATCACACCTGAAGAGGAAGTTGTCAATGCGGTTGAGGATGTCCTATCTGATGGCAAGCTTTCTGCTGCCGATGCTGAGGCTGTTATGGATGCTCTAAACGCAGATGGAGAAGTTACTGCTGAAGAAGTTGGAGCGTTATCTGAGGCCCTATCTGCTGATGGCAAGTTAACTACTGCTGAAAAAGAGTTGGTAGCCGAAGCCCTTATTGAATCTGTAGCCCCTGGAGAAACTCTTACATCAGAGCAAATTCAAGACGCGGGCATTGAGTATAAGGACCTTCCCGCGGATACTCCTGTTGAGGTTAGGCAGGATGAAAACGGAAATGAAGTTATCATTACAGCAGACGTTGCTGCAGCCCTCGTGCTACTAGAGAACCCTGCGGAGTTAATTGGCGCAATATTTGATGACCCTGGTCAAGCCCTACAAGCACTTGGAAGTATCGGTGCTGATATGTCAGATGAAGAACGTGAAGAAGCGACCGAAATGGTAGTTGCTGCCGTTGTGGCTGCAGGCGCTGCTATTAATGCAGTTGGTGCAGCAACAGGAAGCACTGGTGGAAGCACTGGTGGTTCTGGTGGCGGAGGTAGCTCTGGTGGCGGAGGTCCATCAGGAGATTCTAAAGGCGTTAGGAGACGTAAACCTTGAAGATTATTAGAGACATGATTGACCAACTATGGACATTGTTAGGCATGTTTATTGCCTGGGTTGTTCTTGACGGATCTGCAAAGACTGTTGTTGGGTACGCAATTATTGGAACTTTATTTGCTTGGGCCGTTACCTATCCCCTTCGTAACCCTAAGGATGAGGAATAATGAAATCAATCGGAAATATTATTTTAAGAATCGTAGCTACGTTTGCAGCTAGCGGTCTATCTGTTATCGGTGCTGGAGCTATTGCAGGAGTTGACACTCTCACAGCAGTAACTGTAGCTGGTCTTACAGCTGTTGCAGCAGTGGTTGAAAAACTTGCCCGCGGCTTTATGAATGACGGTAAATTAGATCTAGAAGAGATAAATGCCGCATTTGCTGCAGTAGATACTAAGGCAAAGAGCGAGTCTGATCTAAAGGTTGAGGCTAAACAAAATGGACATGACATTGTAATCAGTGCTGCAGGCGCTGTCTCTTACGCAGCTGCAACTAAGCCTGATGGTGAAGTCCCAGCAGAACAACCTGTAGATGAAGATTGGGATAAGCGATAATGGCAGATCAAGGAACAGCAGCCCGTCTTATTGAGGTTGCTACAGCAGAGCTAGGAACCATTGAAGGTCCTAAAGATAACGAAACCAAGTACGGTGCGTATACTAAGGCTAACTTTCAGCCATGGTGTGGATCATTCGTAAACTGGTGCGCTAACGAAGCCGGTGTAAAAGTACCTAATACTGTTTACACACCTGGTGGAGCAGCAGCATTTAAGAAAAAGAACGCATGGATCGATGGAGATCTAGCAGACCCAGAACCAGGAGATATTGCGTATTTTGATTTCCCTTCAGATGGAGTCGATAGAATTTCTCACGTAGGTATTGTTATTAAAGACAATGGCGACGGAACTGTTTGGTGCATCGAAGGAAACACAAGCCCGGACGATAAAGGATCACAACGTAATGGTGGTCAAGTATCTAAGAAACTTCGTGCGTATAAGAAGAACCCTAAGAAGGTTCAGATTTCTATTGTAGGATTTGGCCGCCCTAAGTTTGGCGGAGCTCCTGCAGCACCTGTAGCTACTAAGTGTTCTTGCTGCGGTAAGTAATTAAATAGAAATCCCCCCAGTTATTAGCTGGGGGGATTTTTTAATTTCCGCCTAATACTATTAATTCTCGTCTTGGATCTATACCGTCACCAAGAACTAAAGAAATGATTCCCGGCGCACTATCTAAACCAGATTTATCTCTAAACCAAGCAGACCCATTATCCATAGAAGGATTCTGTATAAACAATCTAGGACCTACATTTTGGGCACGATAATGATGATAGTGACCAACGTTTAAGATGTCTGCATCTGCTACAGAGCAACGACCCATAACTTGTCCTTGCCACCACTTAACCATGTCACGTGCCTGATGGCCGTGAGCCATGCCGTACATAACCCCACTTAGATTAACAGTCAAGGTGCTGTCATCAGCAGCTGGATAACGGAACTCAACCCGATCTTTTAAGAATTCGCTTTCCTTACATATGTCTTCTACTTGAGCAACCACATCAATTTGCCAGGAGTCTTCAGGACGTCCAACTAAAAAACGCTGTACTTCATCGTGGTTTCCAGGAACTACCGGAACAATGATCTTGTCAGCTAATGGTGCTAAAGCTTTGATCTGTGCAAGTAACATTCTGCGACCTACTCGCACTTGCTCTGAGACACCAATGTCATGGCGTCCCATTACCTTGCCTTTTTGACTTGTCATACCCTCAATACAATCCCCTAATTGAGGTAACGCAATCTGACCAATACCGTACTTAGTAGCTAAATATTTATGGTGCTCAACTGCTTCATTAATTGAATTTAAAACCCTATCAATAATGAGAGGTGTATCGTCTTTACCGTACTGAGTATCTCCAATGCTGTACACAGCAGTTAAGTCACCCCTTGATTTAATAACTTCTGTAGGTTCCCAAGTAACAATTAAAGACAGTAATTGTTCTAGGTCATAGTCAGGACTAGTTGATTTACCTGAAGGTACAACGTTAACTCTAAACGACTCTAACCAATCACCATTAAAGGTTTGCCAACGTGAGCGTCTGTGAGATACAACAGTCCACTCAGCTGGATCTAGCTTTGCCTCAATAAGAATTTCTTCTGCACCCGGAGTATTACCGTCTGGGCGTGGTGTGGAAACAATAAAGCCACCATCCGTTCCAATTTCAGAACGTGGTCGCCATGCTTCTGGAATAACTTTATTTAACTTGTCAGAACCTTGATTACTGGTTTGAATTATTGCATCATAATCATCTGCTAAAGACATACACAATCTCCTTGTCGGTGGTCACGAACAGCGGTTTTGCCAAACGTGCCCCCGGCACGACGGAGCAACATAAATAGATCTTTTGTACTTAAGTCATCATCTTCAATAGCTGTGTCTAAAGCTTTCTTATCTTCTTCAGAAAGGGTAGCTGCCCATTGTCCTACAATGCATGATTTTAAAGTATTCATTGTTTTTACTTCCGCATACAAATCTTGCAATGACATAAATGCCTCCAATTTTTAGTCCAATTGCAGTACTAGGCCCTGAGGAAACCCCAAGGCCTAGTAACTAGCATACATCAAATTAGTAAGAAGTGCTATTTCCTGAATCAAAGTTTGCACGGTCACGCTTTGCAGCGGTGCTGATAACAATTCCATTTGCCTGAGTTGCCCCGGCAGCTGGGTCTGTCATCTTTGTGTAGCGAGGTGCGCCCTTAATTGAGTAGGCAGCTCCTGCACGATCTTGACCTGTAGCAGACACGTTTGCACGTGAAGGCTTTGACTGTGCGTACGGATCGCCAGCCGCTGTGTTCTTCTTCTTAACAAGTGTGCCAGCCTTTGGTGATGCAGATGGAGAAGTAAACTTAATTCCATCCTTCATCATAGGTTGACGACCTTGCTTTGCCATACCTGCAAGCGCCTCGTCAGGGCTTGGGATTGAGCCTTTTGCCATGGTGTTCCTAACTGTTTAGAGATCTCTTAAAATAAAGAATATATCAATTTACATTGATAGTAAAGACTATTGCAGAAATTTGTCCGTCTCGGGAATCTACCGTGGTAAATCCTGGTCGACAGCTTAGATCTAAGCCTCTTGGAGCAACGTAGCCCCGGGCAATTGCAATAGCTTTTACTGCTTGATTTACTGCGGAAGCCCCTACCGCCCGTAGCTTTACTTGTGGCCGCTCATATAAAGCGTGTGCAATAGCTGAGCCAACCGACTGTGCATTAGAACCTGCACTTACACGCAGGAACTGCTCTTCTGCGGAATCTTTTTCTATCACGTTTTGTAGTCCTTAGGTTTCGATTTAGAGTCGCCCTCTAGGGAAAACGGTACGTTATTTAAGGGGTTGCGTCAGCGTATCCAGCCTCTTTTAAAAGCTTAACAAAGTCTTCTAGCCGTAGCATAACCGGCCATTCCCCTATATTTGCCTCTCCTTGGCCGTTTAATCTAAGAACTGCAACTGGCAGGTCTAACCCGTTATGACGCTCTTTTAGTTGCTTTATAGCGGCTGATGGGTTGAAATCTTTTCTAGCCTTGACTTCCCAATCAATACCTATGGTGCCGGTAACGTCTGTTCCTGAACGACCAGCTCCAGTAGACTCGGCGTAAGGCCAACCATTTTCTACTAAATAGTTAGCTACGATTTTTTGTGACTTATACCCACGATGTTTTCTACTCTGGGATGGCATTACGCATCCTAGTTTGAATTAGATTTTCTAGGTCTTCTATGGTGCCGTTGTTAATAAAGATTTGATCAACCTTGTAGCCATCCATTTGAGTCTCAGATATATGCCTATTTACAGCCTCTACCCCTAGACGTCTTACTCTCCAAATTTGACCGCCCAAGGACTTAAGAATCTCCGCTTCATTCTCAAAACGAACATCGGCTATTACGATCTTGTCATCAACGCCCACGTTAGCTAATGCGGAAATAATCCAGATGTCTTCAGCAATTACTTCACGAGCAGCAACCCCAACATTTTGTAAAAGCATTCGTACTTGAGGTTCTTGCTTAGCTTTATCCCAACCTACAAGATCAACTAAACCCTGCAAGTAACCGCTTGGACTGCAGGCTACTAAAGGATTCATGGCATACAGAAAGTCTCTGATCTTGTCAGCAAAAGCAATTCTTTTGTATCCGTACTTCTCTACAAGAATATTAGCAACGGTGTCTTTACCTGATTGAGCATAACCAGTAAGCCCAATGATTTTGTAATCAGTGGAGATGTTTAACTCTTCGTCGGTAAATAAAGAAAGCTGTTCCCAGGTTGGCTTCATGGTGTCATCCAACTGCTTCTACCAAGAGACTTGTTAATGTTAACTCGTCTCGTGATCTCTCTGTTAATTAAAGAAATGTCCTTTGATAAACGATCTGAAATAATGTGAATCAATCCGTGGTAATTAGACAGCTCTTGCAAAGCATCTGCCTTGGCACGATATTCAGGATCCACTTCAATCTCAGCGTCAATCATAGCTACAGCAGAACCAGCCTTCTTGAGAGCCAACTTCTTCTGTGCTTTGATCACATTCAAGTTCTTGTCTGCCTCAGACTTGTCAACATCAGCGCACCAAAGCTGTAGGTTAATAAACTCTAAATACGCAACGTACTTAGCGTACAGATCCATTACCTGTTCTTCCATCATATCTGTTAGATCAGGTGGAATTACCGGAGCATCGTAACCGTACCCCTCGTTAACCAACAAGCCTTGATCTTTTAAAGCCCCTATTGTTTTCTTGCTAGCTTCAGCAACTCTTAATTCAATTGGACTCATTGTCCGCCCCACCCTCCGCCTTTAAATTGAACTCCTGGAGAAGAAAATACTCTAAACGCTTCGTTACCGCAACTACACATTACTGCAGGTGCTGGGCCATCTTTCATAGGAAAGAAACTACTTATAATCTTTAAACACGACTCGCACTTGTATTCATAATCAGGCATTAGTTACCTCCATGTAAGGTTGACAGCGCTTACATCCCTTTACAGGGTCAATGTTACACACAGGTGGCCGGTTGTTGTCAACTGCCCAAGCGACGTCCAGAGCTTGGTCGAACAGGTCTTTTGTAAATTCTGGATTGTATTTAACAGTGAACTCTTTATAATCTTGGTTTGCTTTAAGCTCATAGATAAAAACAATCTCATCAGGGGCAGAAGGTAGGTCACCGTTCTCTACCATAAGATGAGTTAGGTGCAAGTAAACCTGACCCTGTAGTTGATGAGATCTGAACGGTGCTCGGATATTGCGCCAAGCCTTTTCTAGATCACCGTCAGACTGAGCTAAAAG